TTCAATACTAATACAGCCACATTTAACTTAGGTGAACTTTTAACACAGTACAAGAAGACACCAACAAAACTTGTCTCACCAAATTTAATCCCAAATCTAACTTCAATCACTTCAGAATTTACAGTTGAAGGCGAAACTATTAGTGTTACTGGTGTGTCTGCATCTGCATTATTAACTACACTACAAACTAATGCGGCAATTAAAGTTGCAAACGTAGAAGTTACTTTAAATTCAAATGGTAATAAACTTGTATTCACAAAAATTGACGGTTTAGAACTAAATGTTACTTTTCCTACAGAAGCAGATGCAACTGCAATCGGTTTTACACAAAGTGTTTTACCAGTAAATGCAGGTTCATTTGTAACTGGCACAGAATATACAATAACATCATTAGGAACTAACACACTCACTACCGTAACTGCTGGTTCATTTGTAACTGGTACAGAATATACAATCGCCACTCCTGGTACTACAGACTTCACATTAATTGGTGCGGCTAATAGCACTGTTGGTACTGTATTTACGGCTACAGGTCCAGGTACAGGAACAGGTAATGCTACTTACGTATCATCAAAAATCCAAGCAAACTGGGAAGCCGCTGGAGCACCAGCAATCACAACAGCAGGTTCATTTGTAGTTGGTACTTCTTATAGAATTGTAAGTCAAGGCACTACAGATTTTACTCAATTCGGTGCGGCTAATAATAACGTTGCTACAGTATTCACCGCAACTAACGTAGGTGTAGAAGAAATTAATGCAGGCTCATTTGTAGTTGGCAGACAGTACACAATTAGTACAAAAGGAAATACAGACTTTACATTAATAGGTGCAATTAACAATAGTGTTGGTACATTATTTACAGCATCGGGTGTTGGTTCAGGTACTGGTGTTGCAAACTATCAAGGTACTGGTACTGCATCATCTCTTATGGTAGGAACAGTATTTACTGCAACTGGTGGTGGACTAGGAAATGGTATCGCAACTTATGATAATGGCGCTAATACAGTAGCGGCAAATGGTGGTTGGGATGTTTATGCAAACGGAACAATAAAATCTTCATCAGTTAGCGGTAGTAATACTACAGTTGTGGTTGATGTTGATGAAAATTCAGATTACTTTTCTATACAACAGGAAGGCACAGGAGCAAAACCTTACGCAACTGCACCAGATAACGAAGCATTTTACTACTTCGGTAGTGTAAGTACTCCTAATTATGCAACATTAAGCCCGTCGGTTGAATCAACATCAGTAACAGGTGGTACAGATACTAAGATTGGCTTGTTTGGTCATAAAAGAAGAAACGTAGAAGTTATCACTGAAGAGTCCAGAAATCAATTATTTACTAATCAACATTTAAAGTCTTATTCATCCGCAACAGGATTGCGTTCAGATTTATATAAGAAAACGTTAAATGTCGTTGATACTACAATTAACGCAACTGCTTGTTTAGAAGGAAAGCAGTATGAAATCGTGGTAGCAGGAACAACAAACTTTACATTAAACGGTGCAACAGATAGTTCAGTGGGTACTAGATTTTATGCAAACGCAACTACTCCTATTGGAACAGGTACTGTAAAACAAATTGGTACATTCTTAAAATATAAGAAAGCAGATTGTACATCTTTCTTCATTGATTATTCTTTGAAACAATCAGATGGTGCAAATATGTTTGTTCGTGTTGGAACAATCAGAGTTATTAATGGTGTGCCACAAGGTATTGCCAAAGTGAATATAACTGATGAAAACACAGAGATATGGCAAGATTTGAACACTGATACTATTGTACAGGAAGATGATGAATTTTCAAATATCGAATTCCAGACAGTAATCAATGGTGATGATTTAGAAATAAATTACACACAAGACGCAAGTAATTTCACTGAGATTAGTTATACAGTAAAAAGATGGACGATGTAAATGCGAGATAAAGCAATATTGCTTTATGAATGGCGACAATTACGATTAAAACTACAAGAAGAATTAACACAATCAACTCTACAAGAAATCGTTAATTGGTGGAAAGCCTTTCCTTATCATAGCAATGGATTCAATTACGATGATGTGAAGACTTGGCCAGATGTATGGGAATACATCAGCGAAGAATTCTATACGAATAGTGGTAATGGATTAGGATGTTTCTATACTCTATACCACTCCTACCCAGAACATAACCCAGAAATATGGCTAATATTAGACCTAACGGAAGGCGGTGAAATATACTTAGTTGCCCATATGGACGGTTATGTTCTGAACAGATTAAATGGCAAAGTCGAAAAATATGAAGATATTAAGGACGATATTGACATTATGGAACGAACTGTGTATAATGACATAGAACAGCACCTTAAGAATAGAAAATGATTAAGTGCGAAGTTTCTGACTAAATAAATACATATAACAACAACGGACAAACAAAATGCTAAAAGAAAACACATATCAAAGCGGTGACATTGTAACTTTATACTTACAAACAGGACAAGAAATTTTAGGTAAATTCGTGTCTGAAGATACGACTTCAACTGTTATTACTAAACCATTGACTATCGCAATGGGACCAAAAGGTGCGGCGTTTCAAACCTTTACGGTAACTGGTGATAGTGAGAAAGAAGTTCACTTTAAATCAGATAAGATTATTTCAGTATTAAAGACTAGAAAAGATACAGCAGATTCATATTCTCAGGCAACTTCAGCAATCATCACTCCAGAGAAAGGAGGCTTGATAACGTAATGCCACAGGCCGCTAGAACAACTGACCCTATTTCTGCCCACAATCCTTGTGGCGAAGAAAGATGTGGTGCCGGTAGTTCTGACGTTATCATTCAAAATCTACAAGCATATCGAGTTACTGACCAAACTGAACCACACGGTGTTCCAAAACCAAGAGTAGGTTGTGTTCCACATGTTACTCAATTAGTACAAGGTTCATCAAACGTTTATATAAACTCTAGCCCTGCAGGAAGAGTAGGAGATGCTCATTCTTGTGGCGTTATAATTACATCAGGTTCAGATAAAGTTTATATTAATGGTGGTGGTACACCAGGTGTAGAACCAAGAGTTATAAACCATCATCCACCTGCACAAGCGTTCTCAAGTGTTCCTAATGATTTAACTGATTACATAAAGTCTAAAGAACAGTTTAGTCCAAATGCATTCTGGGACCACAAACAATATACTAATGGTTATGGAACAGAAGCATTAAGTCCTACAGAAAGTATAACAGAAGAAGAAGCAGTACGTAGATTAAACGAAGACCTAACACAACGTAGAAATTTTGTTGCTACCTATTCTGCTAATAATAATCGCAATTGGTCTCCTGACCAAATTGATGCTCTTACTAGTTTCGTATTTAATTTAGGCACTGGTTCACTTAACCAAGTAACTAATGGCGGAACTCGTACAGATGCCGAAATCGCAGATGCTATGTTACTATATGATAAAGCAACAGTAAATGGCGTATTACAATCTCTTCCTGGACTTACTACACGTAGAACAGAAGAAAGTGATTGGTTTAAAAGAGGAATGTAATAATGGCTAGTGAAGCAGAAATCGAAAGACTATATCAATTATTTGTAGCGAATGGTGGCGGAGCATTGTCATTTTCTAATACAAATCTGACACCGAAGCAATATTCTGAAGCAGTAAACGCCTCAAATCTAACACCATTAGAAATGGCACAGTTAGAAGCAAGACAACATCAGTATAATAGACAAAAAGCATTAAACACAATAGCAGATGAAATTGATGCTAATACATTTACTAATCCTTATGCGGCTAGGTCAACTTATGGAAGTACACTGTTTTCTAACTTAGGTACATCACAAGGTTCTATCAATGCAGGATTACTTGCTGGCGGTTTTAGTGGATATAGCGATGCCAATAGGGCACTAGTTGTTGCAGGAGTTTTATCAGCAACAGGTGTAGACTTAGATAATATTATAAAAATTGCAGGATTAACTGCGTTGGGTACTACAATGTATTCATCATTAAGTAATCACACGAATAATCAAACAGCAAACTTGCCAAAAACACTTGAAGATGCAAATTCTTTATCTAGTATGAATGCACAGTTTGGTGAACAAGGTGACCCTTGTGGTTTCTTCAATCAAATAATGGGAATATTAGGTGGTATATTTGACGGTACTTTAGATTTTATTGAAACAGCAATTGGTGATATAATTTCTTTGGTAAATTCAACAGGTATTCCAGCAATATTATCAAGTATACTTTCAGCATTAACAAGTGCTGGTGGTGTCGTTGCAACTGGAATTGCAGGTGTAATTGGATTGATTACTGGTGGAATAGCAACGATTTTACAGCAATTATCACCTCTAGTTGGAAAAATTATCAATGCGATTGGTGATATCACTAATCAAATCGCCTCAGAGATTGCTTCTCTTGCCGATATGGCTGCCTCTCTTATAAGAAAAGCATTAGCATTACTTATTGGAAGTGCGGCGACTGACCCTTGTAAACAAAATGTATTGAAAAATACAGGCTCACCTGCCATGCAAGGTGCGATTGCTGAACTAAATCAGCCATTAGGACATGGTAATCCTCATAGTATACCAACAACTATAGATGAGAGAGCAAATCCAGATGAAGTGACAAAGAAACTTTCAGCGGCAGAAGCCGAAGCATTGTTAAAGGCTGGTGTACCTCAATCACCATTTACAGATGCGGCAAAAGAATATACTACAAATGATTCTGTATTACATTCTTCAGCAGAAACAACATCTGTCCGTCCAAAATCAAGACCATCATCTAATACTACATACACAACTACATCAGAAGCAACATCATCTAGTAGTTTTGATGAAGAATTAATGCCAACAAGAAAAGCCGGCGAAACTATGGACGAATTTATGAAGCGTATTGGTGCAACAAGACAGGCAACAGTTGAAGAAAGAGAATCAGAAGCAATGAAGAGCCGAGAAGTAGTTTCACTGCAAGTTCGAGCAATGGTAAGAGAATGGCAACCAAAACAATTAGACTATACAAGAGATTCAAGGGCATTAATGAGTGAAATGCGTTCTGCTTTGAATACTAAGAATTTTACAAACAAAACTTCACTAAAGAGTAGATTGAAACAATTACTTGATATTCAATATGATAACCAAGTAAGAGTAGAAAATCTAACAAATCAATATGCGGAAGCATTCAAATACTGGACTGCTGGTGGTATACCAAATAAAGTAACAGAAGCAAAACTTAGACTTCAATATAATGCCCGTATAAGACCAGCACAAACTCGTACATATAATAATGCAGTTTCTTCTAAAAATGCAGTAGAAACCGAATGGAATAGTATTGACAGCCAGTTGTATTAATGTTATACTATTCAGTAAGATAATCACAAACTTTAAGATAAATACTACAAAGTTGTAATTTTAGGAATATATTATGAGAGTAAATGAAATAATTGGTAGTGTTGAAGAAGGTGTCGATGACCCTCATATCTTTAAAGCAGTGTTTATGGCTGGTGGTCCAGGAAGTGGCAAAAGTCGTATCGCAAATTCACCCATTCTGAAAGGTGGTGGTCTAAGACCCGTCAACTCAGATGATGTCTACGAATACAAGATGAAAAAAGCAGGATTAGATTATGGTGACCCAGATGTTATCTATTCTGACCAAGGTCAAGAAATTCGCAATAGAGCAAAAGAAGTTACTGCTAAAAGAGAGCAGATGTACTTAGATGGTAGATTGGGTATTATTATTGACGGAACAGGAAGAAACTTAGATAAGATATCGGGTGCTGTAGAAAAACTAACACAAATGGGCTACTCATGTATGATGGTTTTTGTGAATACAAGTTTAGACATTGCACAAGAAAGAAACTTGAATAGAGAAAGAACTCTAAAGCCAGAAGAAGTAGAAAGAATGTGGAATGATGTTCAAACCAATATGATGAAGTTTCAACAGTTGTTTGGTAAAGGAAAGTTTCAAATCGTTGATAATAACGGTGGATTAGAAGACCCAGAAAGAAAGAAAAACTTTGACAAAGTTCAGAAGAATGTTACTGCATTTCTAAGTCGACCACCTTCAAATCCTCATGCGAAAAAATGGATACAAAATCAAAGACGATTGAAGAATGCACAAAATCAACAAGAAAAATAGGTAAGCGATGGCAATAGTAGATAAGTTGGCTGAATATAGAAAAGATATTGACTTAAATTTTATCAAAAAGACACACGTTCATTATTGTACACCTTGTTACGCTGGACAAATTTCAGAACCATATTTTAGGTCATGGACTAAAGGTCACATGATGTTCACAAAATATGATATTCCATATACATTAACGACCTCAGCAAATGAGAGTTTAATATCACGTGCAAGATGTCATATGGTTGCATACTTCATGGCTAATCCAGAAGCAACACATATGATGTTTATCGATGCAGATATTAATTTCGATGCTATGGATATATTGCATATGTTACAACATGATAAAGACATTATTGTTGGTGCATATCCGAAAAAACAATTAGACTGGGAATCTATTAAAGACGCATCAGAAAGAGGATTAGATATAGGAACACTCAAAGATTGTGCGGCAAATTATGCCATAAATCCTGACTGGGATTATAACGAAGAAACTGATACACGCAAATTACATATCGAAGATGGAGTAGTAAGACTTAAAGATGCCGCAACAGGCTTCATGCTTATTAAACGAAGTGTTATAGAAAAAATGGTAGAAGCATATCCTGAAATGCACTTCAATAATGATTTACACTTTGAAGAAGAATTTGCTAAATGGACATACCTATTCTTTGATTGTATGCATGAAGAAGGTACAAAGAGATACTTAAGTGAAGACTATGCATTTTGTAGAAGATGGCAAGCATTAGGTGGTGAAGTTTGGCTAGACCCACTTGTAAAACTAGACCATGTTGGTCATTATACATTTAATGGAAACATTGGCAAAATGTTCTATACTTCTTCTCCAGAGATAGAAAATTTAAAAGCATAACTACTATTATAAGAATTAATAACAACGAGGATAAAGATGAGTTTAATTAAGAAATTCGAAAAATCATATGCAAACAAATCACACGATGAAATGTCGTTAACTGATTATTTGAAACTATGTAAGAAAGATAAGTTGGCATATGCTTCTGCGGCTGAAAGATTGTTAGATGCTATTGGAAAACCCAATGTAGTTGATACTAGCAATGATGCTAGGCTGAGTCGTGTATTTTTAAATCGTACAATTAAAGTTTATCCTGCATTTGAAGACTTTTATGGTATGGAAGAAGCAATTGAAAGATTAGTTGCGTACTTTAGACAATCAGCACAAGGTCTTGAAGAAAAGAAACAAGTATTATATCTATTAGGACCAGTTGGTGGTGGTAAATCATCATTAGCAGAACGCCTAAAAGAGTTAATGCAAAAGCACCCAATGTATGTGCTAAAAGCAGGTGATGAAATTTCACCAGTATTTGAATCGCCACTAGGACTATTTGACCCTAAAGAATTCGGTGCAGATGCTAAAAAAGAATTTGGTATTCCATCTCGTTATTTGACTGGACTATTGTCACCTTGGGCAGTAAAGCGTTTAGAAGAATTTGAAGGTGATATTTCAAAATTTAGTGTTGTGAAAATGTACCCATCTAAGTTGAAGCAAATCGGTATTATGAAGACTGAACCAGGTGATGATAACAATCAGGACATTTCAGCATTAGTTGGTAAAACTGATATTCGTAAATTAGAATACTTCTCACAAAATGACCCAGATTCATACGCATTCTCTGGTGCATTATGTCGAGGTAACCAAGGTATTATGGAATTCGTAGAGATGTTTAAGGCACCAATTAAAGTCTTGCATCCACTACTTACTGCAACACAAGAAGGTAACTATATGGGAACTGAAGGTATTTCAGCAATTCCATTTAATGGTATCGTAGTTGCACACTCAAATGAAAGTGAATGGGAAACATTCAGAAACAATAAGAACAACGAAGCATTCTTAGACAGAGTATATATTGTTAAAGTGCCATATTGTTTACGTGCCACCGAAGAAACATCTATCTATAAGAAGATGCTAGATTCGTCAGGACTAGACAGTAGTAAATGTGCGCCTCATACTTTAGATTTGTTGTCACAGTTCTCAGTCCTTTCACGTCTAAAAGAGCATAAAAACTCAAACTTGCAAGCCAAGATGAGAGTTTATGACGGTGAAAATCTACATGATGTAGACCCTAAAGCAAAGACAATGCAAGAATATAGAGACACGGCTGGTGTTGATGAAGGTATGAATGGAATGAGTACTCGTTTCGCATTCAAAATTCTTTCACAGACATTCAACTTTGACCCAGAAGAAATTGCGGCAGACCCAGTTCATCTAATGTATGTATTAGAAACTGCAATCAAACGTGAACAATTTCCAGAAGATACAGAAAATCAATTACTTGGTTTTATCAAAGACCATCTAAGTGTAAAGTACAGCGAACAAGTAGGTAAAGAAATTCAGAAAGCATACCTAGAGAGTTATAACGAATATGGACAAAATCTATTCGATAGATACTTAGATTATGCTGACCACTGGATTCAGAACATAGATTATAAAGATTCTGACACAGGTAACTTATTTGACCGTTCTATTCTTAATGAAGAACTTGAGAAGATTGAAAAGCCTGCAGGTATTGCCAATCCAAAAGACTTTAGAAATGAAGTTGTGAATTGGGTACTACGTGCAAGAAGTAACTACGAAGGTAGAAACCCACCTTGGACTGCTTACGAAAAGATGAAAGAAGTGATTGAACATAAGATGTTCGCTGGTACAGAAGAACTTCTACCAGTTATTTCATTCGGTAGTAAGAAGAACAAAGAAGACCAATCTAAGCATGATGATTTCATTGATAGAATGGTAGCAAAAGGTTACACAACACGTCAAGTTAAACGATTAGTTGAATGGTATATGAGAGTACAGAAGTCTAACTAAAGGAAGGCTTTCATGGCAAATACAATCATAGATAGAAGAAAGAATCCAGGTTCAAAGTCTTCTGACAATCGACAAAAATTTATCAAAAGAACTAAAAAAGAAATACGTAAAAGTATACATGATACTTTGGGTAAACGTAGCATCAAAGGTTCTAGTGATTCACAGGATGTCGTAATCACTCGTAAAGGCATTGACGAACCTCAGTTCGGTCATAATCCACAATCAGGTTCACGTGATATTGTTCTTCCGGGCAATAAAGAATTTGTAGAAGGCGATTTACTTAGAAAGCCACCAAGTGGACAGGGTCAAGGTAAAGGTGAGGGCGAAGCAAGTAATGAAGGCATAGGTGAAGATGAGTTTGGATTTGCGTTAAGCAATGACGAATTTGTTAACATTTTGTTTGAAGACTTAGAACTACCACACATGATTTCTAAAGAGAACAAGTCAGTTCAAAGATTTGAGTTAACTCGTAGTGGTTATACTAATGATGGTAATCCCGCACAAATGAACTTAGAGAAAAGTATGGTCAATTCTATTGGTCGTAAGATTGCTCTAAAAGGTCCAAAACTAAAAAAGATTAAAGAGTTAGAAGCAGAGTTAGAAACCTGTAAAGACAAAGAGCGTAGAGTTGAGATTGAAGAAGAAATTAGCAGACTGCGTATTAGAGCAAATGCAGTTTCGTTTGTAGACCCAGTAGATTTACGATATAACAATTTTAGTAAGAAACCAGCACCAATATCACAAGCAGTTGTATTCTTTGTAATGGATGTAAGTGCAAGTATGACACAAGCACACAAAGACTTAGCAAAGCGTTTCTTTATGTTACTTAACCTATTTGTATCTCGTAAGTATAAAAGAGTAGACTGTGTATTCATTAGACACCATATCCAAGCAACCGAGTGTGACGAACATGACTTCTTTAATAACAAAGAAAATGGTGGCACGGTTGTATCAAGTGCATTCAAACTTGCAAAAGAAATCATAGATGATAGATATTCGCCTAATGAGTGGAACTTATATTTCTCTCAAGCAAGTGATGGTGACAACTGGGACAACGATAATGAAGAATTAATGCAGGTTCTTACTAACGATATATTACCTATAACTCAATACTTTAGTTATATTCAAGTTGGCACAAAACGCCATGGATATTACAATACTGGTAATCTACTACAAGAATATGAAATACTAGTAAACAATAATAAAAACATTGTAACAAAACATATAGAAGATACATTCGATATATATCCAGTGTTTAGAGAAATATTTAAAATCAAGGATAAAAATGAGTAATTTAATATATACAGGTTCTAGTTGGAATTTTGATAAATTATATCGTATGATGGATGCATGTGAAGAGATTGCAATCAATGATATGGGCCTTGATTGCTTTCCTAATCAGATTGAGATTATTACAGTAGAGCAAATGTTAGATGCATATTCAAGTGTCGGCATGCCACTGATGTATAATCACTGGAGTTTTGGTAAGAGTTTTATTGGTAATAAACAACAGTATAGTGCTGGACAGATGGGATTAGCATATGAGTTAGTTATTAACTCTAATCCATGTATCAATTATCTTATGGAAGAAAACTCAATGACTACACAATCACTAGTCATTGCCCATGCGGCGTTTGGACATAATCATTACTTTAAGAATAATTATCTGTTTAAGCAATGGACTTCACCAGATGCTATCGTAGATTACTTATTGTTCGCAAAACGATACATAAGAGAGTGTGAAGAGAAGTACGGAAGTGATTTAGTAGAAGAGACATTAGATGCATGTCATGCCATTCAGTATCAGAGTATTAATAAGTACAAAAGACCTAATAAGATATCTGCCCGTGAGGAGATGGAACAACAGCGTACAAGAAGTGAATACTTACAGTCACAAGTAAATGACTTATGGCGTACATTACCAGAAGAAAAGAAAAAAGAAAAACTTAAAGAAAATAACTGGCCGTCAGAACCAGAAGAAAACTTATTATACTTTTTAGAAAAACATTCACCTGTATTGACTTCATGGCAACGTGAACTATGTAGAATAGTTAGACGAATTGCTCAGTATTTTTATCCTCAATATCAAACAAAAGTAATGAATGAAGGCTTTGCAAGTTTCACACATCATTATATATTCAACAAGTTGTATGATGAAGGTAAAGTTGATGACGGTGCTATGATGGAGTTTTTCAAGTTGCACAGTTCGGTATTATATCAACCAACATTCGATTCACCTAACTATAGTGGTTTCAATCCATACGCACTAGGCTTCGCTATTTTGAAAGATATTCAACGAGTATGCACAGAGCCAGATGAAGAAGACAAACACTGGTTTCCTCATTTAGCAGACACTGATTGGCGTATTACGATTAAAGATATCGTTGCTAATTATAGAGATGAAAGTGCTATTCTACAGTTTCTAGGACCAAAAGTTATTCGTGACCAACAGATGTTTAACTTACATGATGAAGTACACTATGATGATTACAGAGTTACATCAATCCATGATGACCGTGGATATAAAAACATTCGTAAAAGTCTAAGTTCTAGTTATGAGACTGCCGCAATGATACCAGATATCCAAATAACGAATGCTGATATCACAGGTAACCGTGACTTAACATTATTACATGAAAGTTACAAAGGAAAAAGATTAGACGAAAAAACAGCAAATAAAGTTTTATCTCATGTACAGAAGTTGTGGGGATATAAAGTAAAGTTATACACAATGTATGGTGAGACATTATTAGATGTATACGAATGCAAACAAGAATCAAATTCTAAAGTAGGGTCAGGCATTATAGTATAAATAATAGCATGAAAGATGCTATACAAAAATGGTTAGATGATTTTGTCACTAAACCTAATCCATTATTAAATGGATTTCCGCCTTGTCCTTACGCAAGAGCGGCAATTGTTGATTATATTGAGACTAACCATATTCGTTCAGCACTACATGATTTATTAAAGAATTGGACAGATGATGTCCAAGTTGTAATCGTACACACATCTACAGATAAGTACACACCAGAACATCTTTCCCATATAGTTGATGAGTTTAACGAAATAGCAATGAAACAAGATATTGTTGCTTTAGAAGACCATCCTAATGATGAAGAATTTGTAAATGGTGTGCATATGAACTTTGGTGAATGTATCATAGTCTTAGTACAAAGATTGAGTAAAGTAAACGAAGCAAGTACAATACTTAAGAAAAAAGGATACTATGATACATGGAGTAAAGAAAACTTAGATGATGTCGTCAACTGGAGAGAGTGATGAGTTATTCATATGCGAGGATTAATTTAGAAAAAACAAATTATAGTAAAATAGATAATTATCAAATACTTCTTAATCCAATTCCTAAAGAATTAGATGAGATTTACTTTACATATTGTAGGCATCATAATTTTAGTAGTGTTATGCCTATATTTGATTCTGAATACTATGATAATGATGTTATAGGATATTATGACGGAGATGTACTAGTTGCATTTTCTCTTATAACAAGATATAATGATGAGAATGCAGAGTGTTTGCAATTCGCATGGGATTATAATAAACCAAAGTTGCATTTAGGTCTTGCAAGTTTAAGAAATGAATGTGCTATGTACAAAGAATTAGGTTTTAAATATCTTTATGTTGGTGGCGCAGATGCATATAAAAATAATATGGATGGGTTAGAAGTTATGACGCCCGTTTCATGGATAGATAATAGGTGGAAAATAGATGGATTCGAAAAAGTACAAGGTAAATGAAGTAAACGCATGGAATGGATGGGATCCGTTAAAGCAAGTAGTTCTTGGTAATTGTTTCCCACCTGAGTTCTTCGAGGATGTAAAAGACACAAAACTCAGAGACTTATTACAACGTCTACTATATGAAACAAGAGAAGATTTACAAAACATTCAAAATACACTTGAGGGTTTAGGAGTAGAAGTAGTTCGTATGCCAGAATATGGTATGACTAATTTTCCTTTAGTGCGACATGAAAGCCCAAAGACGATAAACGAAGCCGCTGACCTAGGTATGCAAGGCGCATATAAAGACGGTAAAGTTCATGGTTTTCCTAAACCTTGTCTTACTCCACGTGATGATATTATAACTCTTGGTAATAAATGTTTGTTTACTAGTAATCTATTAGACAATGTTATAGAGGATGGTGAGATATTTAATCCTGACCACTTAGATTTGTTTAGTCAAAAAGAATGGAATTTATACAGACAAGGCAAAGTATCAAAAGGACCATTAAATCCTACACCTCATTTAATAAAAGATGCTACTGAACAAAGAAGATTTGATGCATCATTCCAGTTTTGGGCACCACTCATACATAGGGTTGGTGACAGACTTGTTGTAGACCAACAAGATTGGGCAAATCTATCTGACGTAATATTGGAAAGATATCCACAATTCACAGCGGCAAATATTGCAGTTGGTGGTCACACAGATGGTTCAATGAATTTACCAAAACCTGGACTTGTTATATGTGGTGATTGGATGGGACCGGAAGACTTTAAACATACATTGCCTGGATGGGATGTATTGAGAATAGAACATCCAAATCAGACAAAAAGTGATTTTGGAAGTTGGGCTGATGAGAAACATATCACACAGGGAAGATGGTGGACACCAGAAGCAAAATCTAATCCTGAACTTGTAGATTTTGTAGACAATTGGTTAACTAATTGGGTAGGTTATGCAGAAGAAAGCATATTTGAAGTAAATATGTTATCTGTAAATCCAGAAACGATATTAAGTTTGAACTATCAACCAGAGGTACATAACGCACTGAAAAAACACGGAATAGAACCAATCTATTGTAGATTTAGACACAGAAACTTTTGGGATGGTGGATTACACTGTTTAACAGTTGATACAGTAAGAGAGGGTGGAATACAGTCATATTTTTAGTAATTTGCTATTGCATAATGATTAAAAGTGTGTTATACTTATTAGATGATTATTATGGAGAATACTGAATGAGTATGGTTTATTGTACAAAATATGGCAAAGAATTGCCTGCCCTAACAACTGCACCTTTTCCTGGCGAAGCAGGTGAAAAAATCTTAAATGAAATCTCAGCACAAGCATGGTTTGAATGGCTTGAGATGCAGACTATGTTTATCAACGAAAATCAATTAAACATGATGGACCCACAGGCTAGAGAGTTTCTAGCAGAACGAAGAGATGAATTTCTTTTCGAAGGTGGTGATATTATTGAACCACCAGAGCCTATCTAATGAAAGAGTTGACTTATCAACTCCATGCGGCAGATGTTCCATTGAATATGCATGGAAGCGTAACGGGTGCATGGTTGTTTGATGTACTAGATAGAGCGGCACTTGTTTGGATTAATGAAAACATTACCAACAAAATCAAAGGTGTCTCTGTAGCAACACATACTGCCGATGTAAAGTATCATCAGAGAGTTTTACAATATGGTTTTGTTTCAGCATATGCTGAATGCACCAGTATTACTCCTGGTAAGATTACAATTAATGTTGATTTATACAACAGAACACAAGACGAAGCAGAAGGCGAATTAGCCGTTTCTGGCACACTAGCATTTAGTATGATAGATAATGCTACTTATAGATTAAAAAGAATACCAAGAGAATTCTTAAGTATTAAATAGGAGAATACATGCAAACAAAAGGCAAAGTCCTTGTCACTGGTGGAGCGGGATTTATAGGAACTGAATTAGTACAACAGTTACATAAAAAAGGTTATGAAATAACTATCTTGGATAAACAAGAAAAACCAATCGGTCTAGACCATGTGAAATATATTCAAGGCGATTTGTCAAGTCCTGCAAGATGTGTGATGGCATGTGCTGGTCAGGATTATGTTATTCATTTGGCAGCCAAAGCCAGAATACCAGAGAGTTTTATTAATCCAGATGCGTACTTTGATGCAAATGTAACGGGTACAAGAAACATCTTAACAGCCGCAAGTGCGGTAGGTATTAGAAAATTTGTGTATGCGGGTTCTAGTTCAGTATACGGAAACAATGTTGCACCTAACAAACCAACTCATAAACCAGACCCACTAAATTATTATGCAATGTCAAAGTTATTTGGTGAACATCTATGTAAGCAATACAAAATTATGTTTGATTTGAATTATAACATTATGCGTTTCTTTACAGTATACTCTGAAAACCAACCTACTTCTCTCATGTTTGGAAAGTTTGCTGAACTTGTTAAAAATGGTAAGCCAGTTACTATTCATGGTGATGGAGAAATGAGAAGAGATTATATACATGTTTCTGACGTAGCATCAGCACTTATTGCCAGTATAGAAAGTAAAGTTAAGAACGATACATTCAATGTAGGAACTGGTAACAATATATCAGTCAATGCAGTTGTTGATATACTAAGAGAGTATGCACCAGATTTAGAAGCAGTTAACGTAGAAAAACCAAAAGGATATGCACCAGAAACATTAGCAGATATTAGCAAGACTAAAAATCTACTTCATTGGTCACCGAACACTTTAATAGTGCCTGGACTAAATGAAATGTTTAAGCAGATATTTAAGAAATGACAAGTATCATACAATTTTCGTCTAAAGCCGGAGCGTCAAGTAACTTCATTGCTAAACAATGTATGTGGGCTGGCGTAGTAGATAACAGATTAGAAAGAGGACCAGATACAGTTAATGAATATGTACTTCCAAGAACTAAAATAGGTCAAAACTTTGGAAATAGACATGAACTCTGGGAAATGAAATGTGATGATGAAGAATTATTACAACATACAAGTGCGATTAAACCAACCTTGCTGGAATTACATCAATGGTGTAAAGATAATAAACCTGAACAAAAACTGAAGGCCGCTAATTCAAAAGAAATAGCATTGCGAATGGAAAATAATAGAAAAAAAGTAATCGCAAAACTTGATATTATGTGGAAAGATGAATGGACAATGGCTTATTCTGCTTTTTGGGACTGGGAAGATTGGGGTAGATTATCAGGAAATCCAGTTGCGCCACCTGAATATATACTAAACCTAATAGAAGATGTTCAGCAGTATTTCGTAGATTGTAAACATTATTACTGGAAAGTTTGTGAACAAAAAGGTTGGGATATTCTTAGTATTTCACACCAGCATACATACGTAGAAACACCAGGACTTAAATTGCCTGATAATTTTGTACATGGATATCTTAGATGCGACACCGCTTCAAGTAAGTATATAGATACTTTATTAGAAATAAAGCGTGGTGTCCAAATTTCACCTAAGTATTTGAAAACAATACTAAGTCCAGATATAGATAAAGACCATGACCCAACATGGGGTGTGGCGAAATGGACAGAAGAATTATCACATGAAATATTTGACTATAGAAAGATATTCATAGATAACGACAGTAATGAGATACAGAGGTTGTATGAATTCTTTCTTAATTTAGAATACTTTGAAGAACACAAAGAAAGAATTCTACAAGAGTTCTTTGATTATAATGATAAAAATATGAAACTTATGAAATCATTAGCATTGCCAATGTATGAAGAAGTGAATAAATAAAATATATAGTTAAGGAATAACAAGGAATTATAATGAAATTAGTAGATAAAACAAATAAGATATTAAAGACTGTCTGCGATGAACATATCATTTCAGAACATTCTGAAAAACTGGCATATGATATGATTTTAGTAATGCAAGAGTCTGATGCAATTGGACTTGCCGCACCACAAGTCGGTGAGAATACAGCATTGATGATAATCGGTCATAAAGACAATGGTTATGTTGTTTGTGTAAATCCAACGTGGGAAGAAGCAGAAGATAGCGAAGATGAAGAATTCTTAGAAGGATGTGTTAGTTTTCCTGGATTAGAATTAAAAATCACTAGACCTAATAAGATATTGGGTACATTTACAAATTTAGCAGGAGAAAGAAAAACATCAACGTTCATGGGAGTATGGGCTCAAGCATTTCAACACGAATGTGACCATCTTAATGGCGTCACATTTGATACTCTCTAATGAACTTTTCTGAATATACATTAATCAGTCTAGGTGATAGTTTTACATTTGGTCAAGATACTATTCCTGACCCAAAGAAACTTTCAGGAGAAGATAGTCTAACTTTTGGTAGACGATGGAAGAATGGATGTAATAAACTTTCTTATACTGCACGTATTACTGAAAGAATGGAGTTCAAATATAACGTGAACTTTGGAGTAATGGGTGGTAATAATGAGAATTCTCTTACAATATTAGAATCCTTTTTGCGAAACAATATAGGTATGAAGATATTTGTATTGTTTAATTTTACTGGTGCTGGTAGAATGACGAACCTCTTTCAAGTGCCAGGACAGAAAGTGTATCACAAGCAAAATCTAGTACCACATCATGCAGTGCGAGTTGAAAAAATAAAGGCTTATGATATTAGTTCAAAAGATGTTGCTAATTACTATACTTTATGGAATAATTCTATGCAAGAAGTATACAATCATATAGGACATAGAAGAAGATTACAGCATATTTTATCTTTTTATAAAACCCCATATATATCATTTGATATTGTCAATAATACTGACTACCTAATAAATAGAGATAATCCTTTAAGATATGTAGGACCACAACATCAATTTAACATTGATGGTTATTGCTTTGAAGATATATATGCAGACGATAGATTTAATTTTCCAGAATTTGATTATATGAAGTCTTATATTGATAATGTAATTAATAGAGTTCCACCACTTCCTAATCATATAACAATGGGTGATATGAATGGTAGTCGTAATCTTCTACAATATATGTCTGAGAAGGCAATGTCTGAGGGATTAAAAAGAAATCACTATTATGCAAAAGAAAAAGAGAATGATGGACATTGGACAGAAGACGGACATATAGTAGTAACAGATATAATGCAAAAAAAGATAAATGAGAGATACAATTAGAAAGGAGTAAAATATGAAATTCTTAACAAGTAGATTAAAAGAAAAAGCATCACATGGCGGACTAGGTTTAGTTGCAGTGGGTTTAGTAATTCTTTTTTTAGGTAGTTGGGTAAATATAGCCGCTTATGCCGCTATCGCATTCGGCGCCTACCAAGTATTAACTAAAGGCTAAAACTCTAAAAATAGTTGACAATTACGCCAGTTTAGGTTATAATATATCTAACTGGCGTAATTTATGGAATAGAGTCGTGGCAAAGAAGAAGAGTAAGAAGAAAAAATTAAAAATTAATAAAAGAAATCCTGTTGCAAAAGCACTTCGAACTCCTAAATTTAGAAGCCGAGTGCAGATAGATAGAAAAAGAGAGATGAAAAGTACAGGAAAGTATTTAGATGAGGAATAGATGAGATGGCATATGTAGTAACCCAAGATTGTATTAAATGCAAGTACACCGATTGTGTAGAAGTGTGTCCTGTAGACTGTTTTTATGAAGGTGAAGATTTTCTGGTAATTAATCCAGATGAATGTATTGATTGTGGGGTTTGTGAACCAGAATGTCCAGCAGATGCTATCATAGCCGATAATAATCCATTGTTTACTCAACGTCTTTTGGATATAAATGATAAGATGTCTCAGATTTGGCCAGTAATCGTAGAACAGATAGACCCATTACCAGATGCAGACAAATATAATCCTAAAAAAGGTTACACAGAGGATAAAACACCATTATTAGATAAGTTTGATAAAGAGTAGAGGAATACAATACATTGATGAAAACATTTAAGACACGACTTGATGACTTTTTTCATTGGGTTAAGGGAACTGAACTTGTAGAACTAACAGATATTGATGTCAGTGAAGACCCAGTAAGACCAGGTTTAGATTTAGAGTTTAGAACAAGTTATAGTCGTAAGATATACGGATTAAAGTACGAAAACAATATAGAAGGTATTATTTGTATAGCATATTGTAACGATGTACCCGAATCGGAACGAGAATTAGACTTAATAAGTCAGAATGCTTATTATAAAAAAGAATTCAATACAGCCGTAGCATATACGGTCTGGAGTCGCAAAAGAGGGGCTGGTAAAGAGATTATGACTAAACTAAAGGATTACTTGATTGCCAATACAAACGTAGAAAGAGTAGTCACGTTGTCACCATTAACCCCTATGGCAACACATTTTCACATTAGAAATGGGGCAAAATTGATTAATATTAACGCTACCACACAAAATTTTGAATATAAACTCAAAAAAACATCAAAAACTTGACAAAATCGTGGTTTATGCTATAATAATTAAGAATCAACAACTAAAGGAAGTAAAATGAAAAATATAGTAACTATAATCGCATTGGCTGTGAGTACGTTTTCAGTTTCTGCAATGGCTTCGGCTAACACGGCAACAATTGATGGGACTGTTATATCAAGTACTCCTATCATGCAAGAAGTAATTAGAAATAATCCAACACAATCATGTAACATTGTAGAAGTTCCTGTTTACGGCAATTCTAAAGGTACTGCCGGTGATGCAATCGCAGGCGCACTTATTGGTGGTATTCTAGGTAATCAAGTTGGTAAAGGCTCTGGTAAAGATGCCGCTACTATCTTCGGTGCTATTCTTGGTGCGAAAGCAGGCGAGAACAACGGTGGTAAAAAAGTTATCGTTGGCTACAAACAAGTAGAACAATGTGAAGTAAGATATGTACAAGTGAGAGAATCAGTGGTATCTGGTTATGAAACATCTGTTGAGTTATACGGTGAACTTATTCATACTTTCACTACTAAAAGACAGTACAACACAGGTTCTATTGTACCAGTCAGAATGACGTTATCATTGAATTAAGTACACACTTATTATAACTGATGATGTAATTTCTCTATAATATCTCATAAATACATATGAGAGAAACAAAAGCCTCTTCTTAGAGGCTTTTTTATTACATTATAGAGGAGGTATTTATTATGTTATTTCCAATAATTACATTTATAACCGCCATCACAATTGCGGCAATTGCCGCTTGGTTTTCAGTTGCTGGTCTTATGGCTATCTTTACTGCATCAGCAGTTTCAGTTGCCATCATGGCAGTAGCATTAGAAGTGGGCAAATTAGTTTCAGCATCTTGGGTTTATAGAAACTGGAAAAGGGCACCATTTCTTTTAAAGTCATATCTTACTATAGCAGTAGTGATATTAATGTTTATCACTTCAATGGGTATTTTTGGTTTTCTATCAAAAGCACATTTAGAACAGGCTGCCGATAGTGAAGAGAACACTGCTCGTATTGAACGTATTGTACAAGATATGGATAGATACGAAAACACAAATAATAGACTTGAAAACAAGATTGAGAAGTTAGATTCCGAGGGCGAAACAGATACCTCAAAAGTACAAGAACAAATCGATACAGAAGAAACTAGAATGGACAATGTTATGGTTCGTATTCAGCCTTCTATCGATGAACAGAACTTAATCATTACTACTGAATTAGAAAAAGATGATGATAAGATTGCACCATATCTAAATCAAATGGATAGCCTAGATAAAGAACTTGATAAACTTGAAGAACAGGCTAAGAAGTATGAAAATGATATTACTAACGTTGGTAAAGATACAACAAGTTATGATTATGCGATAGCACCATTCCAGGACCAGATTGATAAAATTAAATCTGATACTGCTACACTTAAAGAAATGTCAAAGTCTGGTACACAAGAAGACCTTAGAAAAGCCCAAAACGCAGTTGGTATTCCTTGGGGTTTCTGGAGAAACTCAGAAGTTCTTAAAGAATGGAACGAAGCAAACACTTTAAAATTGACTGAACTAGGAACTAAGATTGCAGAAGTTCGTAAAGAGTTCGAAGAGCAATACAAACAAGAACGTCTTAGACTTAGTAATCTAGTAGTCAAATTAAGAGGTCCAGACACACTCGCTGTTAATGAACGTAAGATGAAATTACTAGTGAAAATCGAAGATGCAAGAGGTGTGGAGTCTCCTGTAATATCTTCCGCTAGAGAAGAAATCAAAAGATTACGTGAGAAAGCAGATAGAGAAGTTGCAGGTTCTTTAATCATACTTGATAGATTACGTAATGAATTGTTTAATGTATCACAGGTTGATAATTCAGTAGAAGTTGACAAAATACAATTGACAATAAATGCAAACAATGATGCTATCGATGTATTGATTGACGAGAAGTTTGAACTAGAACGTGAGATTAGAGAAATCGCAACAGAGGTTGGACCTATCAAGTATATTGCAGAATTGGTATATGAGAACACAGACAATGATACGATTGATGAAGCAGTTAGATGGCTTATCATTATATTCATCTTTGTGTTTGACCCGTTAGCAGTATTACTATTGATTGCGGCAAACTATAGTTTTCAAAATAGAAACAGCGGTGGTAGACAGGAAGAAATCTTTGACAAGTTCACTTTCAAAAAAAAAAATTAAAGAAACCACTTGACATTTCACCCAAAATAAGCGATAATATTACTAATGACAAAGTAATAGAAGATACAACTACGTCAGAAGAAGCCGAAGAAGAAAGTTTTGGTGTAATCTTAGATGATGCTAAGATTGATGAGGGAATAGAAGAAGTTGACGAAATCGAAGAAGTCTTAACTCCAGAAGAAGTTGAAGAAGTTAAGAAAGAAGTCCAGCGTAAGATAAATACAGAAGTGTTCAAGCGAGACGGTTGGTTAGATGATGTTGACACTAATACTAAAAAGTAAAAAAGGCGTAGGTACATATTGGCAGAAAATAAAGAATTTAAATGTTCGTTTTGTGGTAAACCAAAGAACGAAATTAAAACATTAATTGCGGGACCTAATCAATACATTTGTAATGAATGTATTGACTTGTGCCATGATATAATCCATGAAGTAAAATCTAAGAAACAAGAAAGCGATTATAAATCGACAACAGTTACTCCTGAAGAAATCAAAGAGTACTTAGATGAACATGTTATCGGTCAAGACGAAGCAAAAGAAGTTGTTTCAGTTGCAGTGTATAACCACTATAAACGTATCAATTCTACTGACACAGATATCGAATTAGATAAGTCTAACATTCTAGTCTTTGGTCCAAGTGGTACTGGTAAAACTTTGATAGGTAAAACTATTGCTAACTTCCTTGATGTGCCATTTGCTCAAATTGATGCTACCTCACTTACTGAAAGTGGTTACGTTGGTGAAGACGTAGAGAATGTAGTACAGCGTTTGTTAATCGCATCAGATTTTGATGTTGAAAAAGCCGAACGTGGTATTGTTTACATTGATGAAATTGATAAGAAAGCCAAGAAAGGTGAAAACTTATCAATCACAAAAGACGTTTCTGGTGAAGGTGTTCAACAAGCACTACTTAAAATCGTTGAAGGTACAATTGTTCGTGTTCCACCTGGCGGTGGTCGTAAACATCCAAACCAAGAAATGATTGAAGTAGATACTAGAAAGATTCTATTCATCGTTGGTGGTGCATTTGTAGGCATTGATAAGATTGTAGAGAACAGAGTTAACACAAATCCTGGAATTGGTTTTGGTGCTACACACAAGATGGACACATGTAAGTGTGTGACTAGTAGAGAGATTAGAACACAAGACCTTTTGAAATTTGGATTAATTCCTGAATTTATGGGTAGATTTCCAATCATTGTAGGACTTGAAGAACTAACAGAAGCAGAACTAGTCAGAATTCTAGTTGAGCCAAAGAATAGTATAGTTGCACAGTTTAAGAAACTATTCTCATTAGATAACGTAGAGTTAGAAATGGGTGATGATACATTATCAGCCATAGCCAAAATTGCACACGAAGACACTACAGGTGCGAGAGGACTACGAAGTGTTATAGAGAAATCACTACTCAAATTGCAGTTTACTCTTCCAAAATTGGCAAAAGAAGGACTAGAGAAAGTTATTATTACTAAAGAATTTATTAATGCAGATGTAGATACACCAATCTTAGTGTATGCAGAAGATGAGTCCAAGGAGACTGAACAAGGCATAGATGGGTAATTATTATAAAAAGACTAGCAAAGTTAATATAATTTCTAATAATCAAATAACATTTGATAAATTAAGAGTAATAGATAAAGACAGAGAGCCATTAGGAATAATGGATAAGTCAGAAGCAATAGAACTTGCTTTATCTCAAGGATTAGACTTAGTATTGATTGTAGAAAAAGCAGACCCTCCAGTTGCTAGAATAATCGAATTAAATAAGTATAAATACGAGATACAAAAGAACGAGAAGCAAATGGCTAAAAAAGCCAGAGCCTCAAGGATAGATACTAAAGAAGTTAAGTTTAAGCCTAATATAGGCGAACATGATTTGCTTATAAAACTAAATCATGCACAAGAGTTTTTAGATAATGGATGTAAAGTTAAGATTACAATTCAGATGCGAGGTAGAGAAAACTCAAATAGTTCTGAAGTATTTAAACATTTTAAAAATGCAATTGAAACACATCTAGTCAACTTTAGATGGGATTCAAACTTAGCATTAAACGGAAATAGGATAATAGGATTACTATACAAAGATGGCTAAATTTACACCAAGAAAGGTAAAAACAGGTAGAGAAAGACCAATAGGAACTCACGTAGAAGTACAACATGATAACTTTGAAAGAGCATTAAGACTTTGGAAAAGAAAATGTTCAGATGCAGGCACAGTACAAGAAGTTAGAGAACGACAAGCATTCATTAAGCCTACTGAAAAGAAGAAGAAAATGAAAGCGGCAGCCAAGCAACGAACTAGACGTGAACAAGCAAAGAATAAATTACATAAGAAAAGATTGTATTAATGTCAATTGAAATACTTGAAACACTAGATGTAAGAACTCTACAGAAAGAGTCCGCTAGAGCATTATTAACCATGGACGGAACAAGTCATGGTATAGCACGTTTCAATAAACAAGCACAACATAACTCTCAGAACTGGTACAAAGCAGTGCTAAAAGAGTATATAGAAGAATATGGTGGCTTACCTTGTGATGTAGGTCCCGCAAAGGATTTAGTGTTATTTTCCGAGAAAATTGGTTTATAAAGACTAAATAAGAGTGTACTGAGCAATAGTGTTTAGTATATTACCGAGATGCCGATAGGGTCTCAAACAATAATAACTTGCTTAATATAAGGAGAAAAATTATGACAAGACATGTAACAACATTAACCCTGCCCGACTTCCACAGAACAATGCTAGGATTTGACCGATTGGTCGAAGACTTTCAAACGTTCAGTACTGGAACAAACAATGGGTATCCCCCTTTCAACGTAGAGACTACTGGTGATGACAAATATCAAATCACATTAGCACTTGCTGGTTTTGTACGAGATGATTTAAAAATCGATGTACAAGAAGGTATTCTTACTATCACAGGTGAGAAAGTAGAAACAGAGTCAGAAGAAATTCAATATCTACATAAAGGTATCGCTAATAGAAGTTTCACAAGAACTTGGAAATTAGCAGAGTACGTTGAAGTAGTAGAAGCCAAGATGGAAAATGGTATGCTTTACATTTCTTTAGAACGCATTGTTCCAGAAGAAAAGAAACCAAAGTCTATCAAAATTAACTAAAAAGTTACTTGACTTTAACTACTAATTTAGTTATAATTAAGGGAGACAGACAGAAATGTTTGTCTCTTTTTTAATAGCCGACACGTGAAATTTGCATAAATACATAGTATATGAGGGAGAGTATAAATGATTGAAAGTAACGAAAAAGAAAAAGTACAATCGTCAGATAATTCGTTATTAGCAATAGGCGAACCGAAGCAATATTATGTTGTAATGCACAATGATGATAAGACTCCGTTTGACTTTGTTATTGATATACTTATGGCATTGTTCAACCATGATAAAGACACGTCGGCTGATTTAGCACATAAGATACATGTAGACGAAAAGGCAATTGTAGGAATGTACAACTTAGAAATCGCAGAACAAAAAGTTGAAGAAACTGTAAAGGCAAGCAGAGTTGCTAACTACCCTCTATCAGTATCTTTAGAACCAACGACTTAATTGGCTATGCGCCATCGCATACTTCAGTATTGTACTAATGACTTTCTACACGGTAGTGATTACTTTGATGAAGTAACAACTGATGTAGATTACGCATTATTTCAAAGATTGCCAATTGCGAATGAGTTATCTGGTCCAAACATAAAAGAAATTCATTTAGAACGAAGTATTTCTAATATGAGAGATTCTTTGTATGTGGGCGTAGCAAGATTTCATGGTAAGTCAAAGTTTGACTCATGTGTTTCATTTAATTTGCCAAGCAAAGACATAGTTAGAGCAACTAATAATAAGTTTCAAGGTTCTAAAGCGTTATGTACTGGCATAGACAAAGTAGTGTTCTGTAGTATATTACCATGTTATCCTAATGGTCAAGACGGTGGGACTATTGTAGGCAAAGATACATTAGATGATGTTGAGTTTATTCTTAACAAACTTAAATATACTAAATGTATCATAGCAGGTGATTTTCATCATGCTCCTGGCATGTTCAATAAGTTAGAAAAATTAATTGAGTCTTATGGGTTTAAATCATACTTAGATAATTACGATACATTTATCAAACCAGAAAATGGTGATAAGTTTAACTTAGACAGAATGATATCAAATATACCAAATTTAGAAGTTTCAAATATCAAGGTACATCAACCTTCACATCCAAAAACACATTTAGCAATATCTTATGATATTGATTTTGACATATAGTAGAGATATATATAAATGAACTTAAAAATATTAAACGAATTAGATAGAATTCTTAAATACAATCCAAGTCTATTACAGGATAAACATGCATTCTGTCAAGTTGTAAATGGCGTATTTGACATTGAATTGACACAAATTGTTTCTACAGAAATTCATACACTAGCAGAACAAATCGATAGAGCGGTATTGAAAAATTATTTCGGTAAAGTTTGGCAAGCAGAAACAAAGAAATTCAAATATAGCGGACTTGCAATTATTGATGAAGTGAATGATATGTTGCCTGCTAACGTTATCGATATCGGTTGTGGTTATAATGAGTTCAAAGGAAAGATTAAAAATCTAGTTGGCATCGACCCATATAATGATAGAGCCGATATTAAGTCTCAAGTATTAGACTATCAAACAGATGTTGAATATGATGTTGCTATTTGTCTAGGTAGTATCAACTTTGGTAGTAGTGACAAGATAATTTCTGAACTTGAGCATGTAGTTAATATGGTCAAGCCAGGCGGTTTCTTATATTTCAGAGTTAATCCAGGAATTCAACACGATAAAAAAGAAGCAAAATGGATTAACTTTTATGACTGGGACCCAGTCTTTATATCAAATGTTGCACAACATATTAAGTGTGATGTGTTAGTATTGAGACAAGACGACAATAACAGGCTTTATTTTGTTTTACGAAAAAAAGATTGACAAATCCTAGAACCTGATGTATAGTGATTCTGTATTAATCAAAAGGATAAAATAAATGACTGATTTCGTAGAAACAAAAGAAACATCTTTCACATACACACCAGAAAAAGTAGAAACATTTTTATATGAAATGCTTTCACGTTTTTCAAAGCAACTCGGCGTTACATATGTAATCAATGACGATAACTCAATTACTTTTTCCTCTAATAATCCTAACTACTTACAAGAGTGTTACGACCAACTATACCAAAATTAACTAAAAACAACTCATGTTTACGCTAACGATTCGTATATTGAGTAAATATACGTATGTCACATAAAGAAGCGTACAGAATGTTTTGGATGGTAAAAGGACACTTTAACACGTCGGAATCGACAGTGTTATCTTGTGCCGAAGGATACTTCAATCGTGTATGGAGAGCAGGCTGTGACGGAGCCCCATTATCAGAATGGGAAGAAGGTTTCGAAGAAGCATATTCAAAAATAATTCAAAAATAATTAAAAAACTGTTGACACCTCTTTGTAACTGTGTTATTATATACGTACTAATAAGATAAATAAAAACTAGTGCAGAGTTGCACTTCCGCATGTTTTACAGAGTTGTAATCATGTCTTATCTATTTTCAATTCATAGAATAGGACAATGGTGTTTGCTCTCCAATAATGTGCAACAAATCTCCATAACCCTATTCTAAAATCGCTTAAGTAATAAGCCACGCCTACTTGAGTCTTTTTATAAATGTGGTTAACAACGGAGTAAATAATGTTTAAAAAACTATTAATCTCAGCAGTCCTATCAGTAGGTATTGCAACATCGGCCATGGCCGATTACACCCTAATCGTACCACAAGCACCTGGTAAAGGTACTTCAGTATGGGGTGAAATTATTGCTAAGAACTTAGAAAAATTTCTAGGTGAACCAGTAGTAGTTCGTCATATTCCAGGCGCACGTGATATTCCTGGATTTAACAAGTTCCACGACAGCCTACGTTTTGATGATAAAACAATCATGGTTGCACACGGTGGTAACGGCGTATCATACTTACTAGATAAAGTTAGATATGATTATTACGATTATGAATTAATCGGTTCAATGAATAATGATATCGTTCTTGGTAAGCAAGAAGGCAAAGACGAAAAATCAGGCACTTGGACAATTGCAGGTGGTTCAGGTTTTGAACCAGATGCGGCCGCGGCGGCAATGTTAATTTGCGGTCCACAAGAAAACGGTTCAATCGATGCCTACTTGGCATGTTGGAGAGAGCGTGTTGTATGGGTGAACGGTGTATCAGGCGGTGAAAAGCGTCTAGGTTTCCAAAACGGTGAATTTGATATTGCACGTGAATCACCAGCGGCATGGAAACGTTTCTATACAGGTATCGAAGGTAACGAACTATGGTTCACACATGGTATCTTAGACTTAGAAAACAATGTACAAATGGATGACCCTAACTTCCCTAACACACAATTTGAAGACGTGTATGAAAGATTATGGGGCGAAGCACCAGCAGGAGATTTATATAACGCATATAAACTTACTCGTAACTGGCGTGATGCAATCCAGAAGTCACTTTGGATGAACAAAGGTAACCCGAATGCGGCAAAAGTAAAAGCGGCTGTAACTGAAATGATTAACGACCCAGTTGCAAGTGCAGAAATTTATGCTAAGACAGGTGTTTATCCTTGGATCCAAGACGGTGATAGTCTATTAGCGGCTCTTAAATCTTTGATTACAGAGAAAGCACTAAGAGATGCGGTGAAGTGGAACCAAGAAGCATATGGCTTCCCATCAATCTACAAACCTGAACTTTTAGACTAAGGAAATACTATGGAATATGTTATCTGGGCATTAATTGGCACTTGTTATGGGATGCTAGTTGGTATTATACCTATCGCAGGTGTAACTACCGCTCTGATAACTGTCTTTAGTATGGGAGCATACTTTATGGCCGACCCCTATTTGGGGTTGGTCTTTTTAACTGCAATCGTGGCAAGTTGTGCGAGTGCAGATAGTTATACAAGTATTCTTACTGGTATTCCAGGCGCAAGTACCACTGCGGCATGTGTTATTGACGGTTATCCTATGGCAAAGAAAGGTCAAGCGGCGAGGGCAATGGGAATTGCTATTGCAGACTCGACATTTAATGGTGTTGTATTTGCGGCACTGACTTTCTTTTTACTTCCTTATTACGGGAAGATTATTGTATTATTTGGACGTCCAGAATTTCTGGGCTTTATGACAATGGCACTAGCCTGCGTAGGCTTTGTTGCAAGTAAAAACGTTTTCTTAAGTATCTGTGCAATCATATTTGGATTAGCAGTAGGTATGGTAGGAGAAGACGTTGTAAGTAATCCTAGACTGACATTCGGTTGGGAATATTTACAAAATGGAATTGGTATGGTAGTTCTACTATCAGGCTTATTCGGAGTTCCTGAATTGTTAGACGGATTCAGAAAGAAATTAAAATCAGCGGCACCACCGTTAGAAGGAAATTATTGGACAGGACTGAAACAAGGTTTTGGTGATGTTCGTAAAAACTGGAAAGATATGATACGTGGTGGACTGATTGGCTTCGTTACTGGTTTATTGCCAGGTGTAGGCGGAGCAGTAGGCGACTTCTTGGCATACGGTGCCACGAAAGCCGCACATAAAGATAAAGACCAAGAAGTTCCATTTGGTGAAGGTAATCCTGTTGGGTTACTGGGTTGTGAAGGTGCCAACAACGCACAGAAAGTATCTAGTATGATACCTGCTTGTTTGTTCGGTATTCCAGCGGCACCATTTGCGGCTATGGTTATGGCAATCTGTATGTACTTCGGTATGGAGATTGGCACACCTAGTCTACTAGATGATTTACAGTTCACAAATAGTTTAGCATTTGGTTATATATTTGGAACTATCGGTGTAGCACTCTTAAGTATATTCTTATATAAATGGATTCTTAAAATATTAGAAGTTCCTTTTTGGATATATGCTACATTTATTTTAGCAGTGATTGTTTACGCTAATATGCAATACACAGGTGGTTGGGAAGACTTAGCCTTACTGGCTATCTTAAGTGCTATCGGTGTTGTATGTAAAACATATAATATTAGTAGACCAGCAATTCTAGTTGCGTATGTTGTAGCATTCAAAATTGATGAATACTTTTGGGGCACACTACAGTTATATGGTTACAAACAATGGAAACCAGGATTTAGTTCTATGGCAGATTTTAGATGGTTTGATTTATTCAACATTTACAATCACCCTATATTCCTTGTATGTATTATCATTGCTGTGGGTATATTCATAAATAGTCTTGTAAGAAAAGATAAAGGATTGGACTACACATGATACACAACACAGATTGGCATAAGACTTTAGAAGACCCATCTAAATTCAAATCGAATTGGGATTGGACAGTAGCACACAGTGAATATCATTTTGATGATACTATACAAGACCAAGAAGGTGAATGGTTTAAAGTATTAGGTCGATTTGAAGGTGATTGGCAAGAAGAAAACGAGAGACTAATTAAAGAATCGAAAAAAGCGATTAATTGGGAAACTCGTAAATTTTCTTATAAGAACGAAGTATCACCTATGTTAGAACAAGAAGAGTATGACATCGCCCAAGGCGGTGGAGACCCTAAGAACCTTATGTTGACTAACATGACTGACGATTTAGCAGACTATCCAGTAATTACTAAAATGAAAGATTCATTTGGTGTACTAGGAGAAGTAGGAGTTAATTTTAAATTTCGCAGTCATGTTCAGTTACCAGGTCAAATGTTTAATAAACATATTGACAAACTATGGGATATATGTCCAGAAGACCCAGAACAAGTATGTCGTATTACATTCTTTTTAGAAGATTGGAGACCAGGACAGTTTTATATGTATGGCAATCATATCTATGAAAGATGGAAAGCAGGAGAAGCCCATATATTTGATTGGGCTAACGTACCACACGCAACTGCAAATGCGAGTAATTATCCAAGACCTACATTGCAAATTACAGGGTTAAAATCTGATTTGACAAGAGAGATTATTGCAAACGGTTCCAGAGATGTTGTCTGGAAGATATAAGTGGAAAGTAAAGTAAGAAGTGCCGTTAAGACTATTAGTTGGAGACTAACGGGAACACTTTGTACATTCTTAATCAGTTGGGCTATACTTGGTGATATCGCTACAAGTAGTGCAATTGCTTTAATTCAACTAACCTTTAATACTATTGTATTCTATTTCCACGAGAGATTATGGAATCTCATTAAGTGGGGCAAAGAATGAAACCGACTTTAACGATTATGACTGGACCACAGGGTTCAGGTAATCACTTGTTCAGCAAAGCGTTAGGACAAAATAAGAATATATTTGTCTGGCCCAGTCTACAAGAAAAGTACTGGGAAGGTCACGATTTAGAACCCTTTGCAGAATACTGGAAAGACCCATCAAAACTAAATGACTTTGATTGGAAACAGAGTAACTATTTCATTACAAGCATCAGTTGTCCATATTTCGATGATGGTGTAGAAACTATTCCACAATATAATGAGTTCATAGATGAAGCAAAGAAATTTGCTGACATTCAGTTTCTAATAATTGGTAGAGACAGAAACATTATGAAATTACAACAAGAACGTGTAAGAGGTAAACACACTACACCTGAATTCTTGTCACAAATAGATAGTGTAATTTTCAATTATAAAACTATTTTTGCTAGCCAAGAAATGTTATACTTATACGAGTTGACTTACTTACAGTGGTTAGAAAAAGAATTAGGTTTATACCCACTAGAAATAACACCAGATAATATCAAATTATTAGATATACTATCTAATGATGCAAATGAGAAATATATATCACAAACAAAGTCTGACCTAGACAAAACAATAAAACTAGCAAGTAGTTATAAAGGCGCTCTATGAGTTTATTATTCATAAACATTACATATGTAGCATACCGATTACTTGTATCAGCACATATTGTAAAGTTCTTTAACAAGTATATGCCCTATGGATTTGCAGTATTAATAATGTCGCAGGTTAGTTTTGCATACGACTTTGGAATATTTGCATACTTGTTTTCAGCACAGTCGTTTCCAGACATTATGGAAATAGTACAAGCAAACATTATGTACACACTACGAGTTGGAATAGCCTGGTGGATAATTAAAATTCTATGGGATAGATTAAATAATTATTATCTAGCAGTATTCATTGGAGCAGAAATGACATTCGCAGTAGATTACTTTATATTTGATGGAATGTTTTAAAATTATACTAAATATACCTAGAAACTCTTTACTATTCGTATTCGATGTGTTATAATAAGTGTTTATATTGAAAGAAGGAATCACATGGCAGTAGGAATAATTTCAGCAATACCAGAAGAATATTCAAGGTTAGAGTGGGATGCTGAACCAAAGACAGAAATAATTGTAAATAAGATTTTTAAATTTGGTAAGATTAATGATATAGATGTAATTGCCGCAGAATGCGGAATAGGTAAAGTAAATGCCGCTTTAACAACAGGACTATTATTGGGTCACTTTGGTTGTGATAGTATAGCATTTAGTGGTGTTGCTGGTGGTATAAATCCAGAGTTAAACACAGGTGATATTCTTATTGCTGATGAACTTATTCAACATGATTACGGTGCAATTGTAAATGGTCAGTTAATCAGTTCTATTCCTGGTAGTTTTCCAGCATTAGACGATACAGATGATGATATAGCATATCGTATGCCAGAGAGATTAAAAAATGCACTGATTAATGTTATAGGACTAGAACCAAAATTTGGTAGAGTTCTTACAGGTGACACTTACTTGGCTTGTGAAAGTACAAGAAAAATGTTTCGTGGACAGTTTGGAGCAGATGCAATTGAGATGGAAGGTGGTGCAATTGCACAGGTATGTTGTTCATGGCATGTACCATTTGTAGTTGTAAGAGTATTAAGTGATTTGGCTGGTGCTGAATCGCAATATGAATTTGAGGAATTTGTAGATGATGCGAGTAAAAAAGCCGCAGGTGTGGTTAGTAGAGTTCTTCCAGTGTTGGATGTTTGGAAATGATTGAGAACTTTAGTGATACACCATTTGAAGTAAACGAACAAGAAGTTCTCATTGATGGAGAATTTTATAAGGTATATCCTGATATGTGGCCAGCATGTGAAGGACATTTATTATTTGTTCCTAAAATAAATACAATCGAATACATAACAAAGACATTAGGCGAAGTTGTTACTTATGGAGAAAATTTGGTAAAAACTGGACAAATTGACGGATATCATTTTGGTATGAATATGAGAGAACCAGCAGGACAATCAGTTCTGTGGCCACATGTTCATTTCTTGCCAAGACACAAAGATGACGTAGAGGGATTTCCTGGCAGTGTCAGATTAGCATACAGAGAACATAGAGGTTCAGAGTATTATGGGTTTCATCCAGAATATAAAGATGAATATCGAAAAGTACATAAACATATAAAATGGAATGATGAGGAGACAAGGAATGAATAAATCATACGAATCAAAATCAGCAATAATTCTTCTTTACGGCTCATCAGAGTATAAGACGTTAGATAAGAAACTAAACGGTCAATTAGACACAATGTGCTTGTCAAATAGTGTTGATACTAAAGATAGTTTAGAAACTGAAATGACATATCCATCTAAAGTCAATACACGAGCAATCTGTGTAATTAAGACAGACAAACAATCAGACGATGATTGGAGAAACATTGGTGGAAAATATTACAGTAGATACAAAGAACAAGTAGACCATGTTTACTTTGATGATGAAATGCCTAAAGAAGTTTATGACGGCGCAATGATGGCAAGATATTCATTTTCAAAATACAAGACTAAAGAAAAACCATCATACGCAGAAATTCATGTTGATGATATTGATACAATTGATACGTTACATGAAAGTGTTTACTTCTCACGTGATTTGGTATCAGAACCAGGAAATGTTTTATATCCAGCAGAGTATGCCAAAAGAATTAATGATACATTATCACCACTAGGTGTCAATGTAAAAATCTATCATCAAGCACAACTAGAAGAAATGGGCTTAAGTCTGTTATTGAGTGTTGGTCAAGGTTCAGCGAGAGACAGTTATGTTGTTGTCATGGAACACATGAATGGTAAGGTTGGTAAATCACCAATCGCATTAGTAGGTAAGGGTGTTACATTTGATACAGGTGGCATTAGTTTGAAACCAGGACGTAACATGGGCGATATGAAATACGACATGGGCGGTAGTGCCGCAGTTGTAGGTGCTATGCATGCCATCGCAAAAAATAAGTTGAAGCAGAATGTTGTTGGTATCGTAGGACTTGTTGAAAACATGCCTGATGGTACTGCAATCAAACCAGGAGATATAGTTACTTCACTTAGTGGATTGACAGTTGAAAATCTCAACACAGACGCTGAAGGCCGCTTGGTATTAGCAGATATTCTAACTTACGTACAAAACGAATACAGTCCTTGTTGTATGGTTGATTTAGCAACATTAACTGGTGCTATTGTTGCCACTCTTGGTAATGAAATGGCGGGACTATTTACGAACTCTACAGAGTGGTCGAAACAAATCACAGATGCTGGTAAGCAATCAGGTGAAGGTTACTTCCGTATGCCAATGGGACAAAATTGGAATAAGATGACTGATAGTAAGATTGCTGATATGCAGAATATTGGTGGTCCATACGGTGGTTCGACAACAGCCGCTGAATTTCTATACAGATTTGTTGACCAAAAGACACCTTGGGCACACTTAGATATTGCTGGTATGGCATGGAATCGTTCAGAGAAAGATACGGTTCCAGTTGGTGCAGTTGGATTTGGCGTAAAGACACTTTTCAACCTAGTTAAAAACAATGACAAATCTTGTGAATACGCTATAGATGAAGATATGAAGTACTAAATTGTATAAATACGAATATAATATTATTCGTAAGGAAATACAATTATGTCATTCATTATAGCATTTACACTTAGGTGGTTAATAAAAGGTTGGATATTAGCCAAACTGGCAGTAGTTGTCAGAAGGTCAATAGTAAAAAAGTACAACTTAGAAAAGAATTTCAAACAAACTCAATCAGACGAGAAAATAAGATGGGCAGACTTAAGATGGTATGCCGATTTAGCGGCAAATGTATATAGTTCTAAAGACAAAATACATGCTATCTATGATAAAGACTTTTCAGTTTATATTAATGAAATAAACGAAATACAGTACATTGTACTAACTGATAAAACCACAAAGAACAACTATGTGTCAATAAGAGGTACATCTAATTCACACAACGCAATGCAAGATATCAATTTCTTTAAAGATAAAAGTAAGCGATTAGGCATTCAAATTCACACAGGATTTCATAGAACAGCAGAAATGATTGCTGATGATTTATTATCCAGACTTGACGAGAAATATGCAGTTACAGTTACTGGACATAGTCTTGGTGGTGCCGCGGCTCTTGTTACTTCTTGGTACCTCGACCATGCAAATTTCAATGTGAAAGAATGTATCACTTTCGGTCAGCCTAAAGTTACGGACTCACACGGCAATAGAGTAATGCGTGACAGAGTTAAACTAACCCGTGTTGTAAATGAAACAGATGTTGTGCCTTTAGTGCCACCTACAGGTACACACAGACATAGATATGCTCATATTGGAACACTAATTAAGTTACTAGACGATGGCAATTATTGCCACTTACAAGAACCAGATAGTTTGAACTTCGGTGTAAATAGTTTTTGGTTATTTGCGGCAAGAGAAAGTTTCTCTTTCTATGAGATAGGTAAAGAACTACCAGACCACTTTATGACTAGTTATATTGATAACATGAAAATGTGTTCAAGTACTGAGAAAGGTCAAGAAGTATTGTGGAAAGATAGACTACAATATATCAAAGATGAAGGCATTCTTGGTGAATTTGGAAATAAAAAGGAGAAGTAAATGGAACACGTTCAAGACCCATTTTTATACAGATGCGTAATACAGAGAATAGTAGATGGAGATACAGTAGATATCGATATCGATTTAGGATTTGGTATTTGGTTACGCAAAGAAAGAGTTCGTGTAGCAGGCATTGATACACCTGAAAAGAGAACTAGAGACAAAATTGAAAAAATGTTTGGATTGGCAGCCACTGCTAAAGCACATACATTGATTCCAGAAGGTTCAGAATGTATAGTTAGAACTCGCAGAGATAAAGCCGGTAAGTATGGTAGAACTATGGGCGACTTTGTAATGACTGATGGCAGATTGTATACAGAAGTTATGGTTGAAACTCATCACGCAGTTCCTTATGAAGGACAAGCAAAAGCAGATGTTGAAGCCGCTCACTTAGTAAATAGAGAAATCTTGTGGGAGAGTGGAGAAGTTGAACGCTTTGGGCTCTAAGATTGCCTTTGTAGGCGATAGTTTTTGTTCAGAATTTCCAGAGTTAGAATTCTGGACTTCTAGGACATCAGATATGATTTCTGACTATCCCGCATGGACTACAATGCTCTTAGAAGAATACAATGCCACTGCTATTCAAAAAGGTATTAGAGGAGATTGTTTATTTCATGCATTTCAGAAATTACTTGAAGTCATAGATGATGCAGACTATATAATAATCTGTGTAACTGAACCGCGAAGATTAGCAAACTCTAGTAAAATTCCCATGACTATTACTATTGCTGAAGACCCAGAATCTCGTTATTTCATCAGCAAAGAAGTCACATCCTCATCTCTAATGTATTATAAGAATCTTATGAACTACGATTTTCATAGAGTAGCACAACGAGGAATTATAACACAGATGGACCAATTGTTATTAAAAAAGAAGAAAAAATGTATATGGTTTCCTTGTTTCTACAATTCAACATCAAGTGACGTACTAGAAAAGCCAGGTGACATATTACAAGAAGACTATCAAATTACAAGCGGACCATATGGTACAAAACCTCTGTATGAGTTTGCAGAACTTCACACTCCTATGATACCACATAGTAATCATTTTTCGAAAGAACAGAACGAAAATATGTTTAAACTTATAAAAGATATAATAGATACGGATGCATTCTTGCCAAGAGAACTAAATATGAGTGTAATATAATGAGTGAAACTGACCCAATGAAACAAAAAGAAATCATATCTAAGACATATTGTCCACTTCCGTTTAATCACCTATACGTACATCCCACTAATATGGCAAGTGTATGTTGTATATATCGTAAAACTACAGAGAAAATGAGTCTACCTAATATCAAAGATTATAAAAATCTAGGTGACCACTTACATCATCCATTCATAAAAGACATACAACAAAAGATGTTGAAAGGCGAGAAAGTCGATGGGTGTGCTACTTGTTATCATGCAGAAGAACATGGCTTTCAAAGTTTCCGAGAGAGAGAAATACAAACTTGGCATGTTGAATCCGGCCGTGGCTTCACTCCGCCAGACTTAAACAATCCAAAACTAGAATACATGGAAATGACATTTGGCAACTATTGCAATCTAGCGTGTAGAACATGTGACAGTAACCTAAGTCACAGTTGGATAGATGACGAAGAAGAACTTGTAAAACGTGGAATACTTAATGCACTAAACAACGCATCCCCTACATCGCATTCATTATTGCAGTCAAAAAGAATTAACATTGAAAAAGAATGGCATTCAGATGATTTCAAAGATTTACAATACATAAAGATAACTGGTGGCGAACCAATGTTACATCCTGACTTTCCTAAATTTATGGCACAGTTAGAACAAGAAAACGTTCATTGTTTCATATTTACTAATGCAAGTTGGGTACCTAAACAAAGAATATTTGACATGATAAAGAACTTTAAATTTCTTCAGGTGTTTATGAGCGTAGACGGTACGGGCGATGTACAAGAATACATGAGGCATAATGCTAAGTGGAAAACTACAGACAAATCAGTAAGAGCATGGATGCAATTTGCATCCTCTTCAAGTAATGTTCAGATAGCGTGGGCACCAACATGGTCACTAATGAATGCACCTTATTTTGTAGAAACATGTAATTGGTGGTTAGGACTAACAGAAGAAATTAAACAGCCAACTAGTTGGGGATGTCTTAAGACAAATTTCGTATATGGTCCATCAATTTATCAAATGAGTTTATTGCCAAATGAGGCAAAAGAAAAACTAAAAATACAAGCATTAGAGTATATTGAAGAATTAAAAAATAAAGATATCGATGGTAAAGAACATATAATTGAGATGGCAGAAGCATATATAAGCAACTTTGATAATGATAATAAAAAAAGTGACTTAGAAGACTATCACAAAATGACAGATGCGTTAGATGAAATGCGTGGACAATCCACAGAGAAGATGTTACCACTAACTTATGAAGCAATGCACAATCGCAACAAATAGATGGGAGTAATATATGGATAATAAATGGAAATTACATACAGGTCTAGGTGACCCGACATGTGCATTAAAATTTGGTTGGTCTACTGTTAAATTATCAGAAGGAACATCTGCATCTTGTCATAGAACTGCATACGATAAAGTACCTGAGGGAGACTTTGGTAAATTTCATTACACTCCTACTCAGATGGAAACTCGTAAACTTATGTTGGAAGGTAAATGGCCGGGTCAAGGCTGTGAGTACTGCAAGAAAATAGAAGATGCTGGTGGTATATCAGATAGAATGGAGGCTAACTCCATGGACCCTAAACACTTTAGTACAACTGAATGTAAAATATTAGAAGTATATTTTAGTAATGTATGTAATCAAGCATGTATATATTGCTCTCCTGAATATAGTTCTATGTGGGAAGTTGAGAATAAGAAGTTCGAACTAGAAATGGTTGTTAATCCTCATGGAAAAGAATTCCTTAAAGACAAAAATAATTTCAAAAGAATAAAGAGTGAGTTTTGGGAATGGATGGAAAACAACTATAAGCCATTAGTTAAATATAATATACTAGGAGGTGAACCATTCTTTCAACCAGAACTCGCAGAGAATTTAGACTTCTTTGAAACTCATCCTTGTCCTAATTTGGAATTAACAATAATTAGTAACCTCAAGTGCCCAGAGAAAAGATTTCGTGCAACAATGGATAAGATAGATAATCTTCGTGCCATTGGTCATTTAGGACAGGTAAGAATTACTGGTTCTATTGATTGTTGGGGGGATGCATTTGAATACACACGTTGGGGTGCAAAGTTAGAAGAGTTCGACAGAAATCTTGGTATACTTATGTTAGATTATAAAGAGATAGAAGTTGAAATACATATGACTATGGGTGCTACAACAATAAAAGATATGCCAGAACTAATAACAAGATTAAACTATTGGAATAATCTAAGAAATCCATTAAGAGAAAAGTCATCTCAAAATGATGATTCGTATGGTATAGTACAGTCGGGTGTGAAAGAGAATAGTCATATTAAACCTATACATCTCAATGCTAACTTTGTTGTATGGCCGCATCATATGGCACCTGACATATTTCCTGCAGGATTCTTTAAAGAAGATTTTAAAAGGGTAAATGCAGAGTTAGACAAAGGTGTCTGGCGCCGTACTTTGTATGAATTGATGAAAGGATATGAAAAGTCAATAGATAATTCACCGGGTGATTATGAACTAATAAATAAACTAAAAGAAGAATTAACAAATATAGACAGAAGAAGAGGATGTGATTCGAAGAAAACATTCCCTTGGTTATATAAATTTAATGAAAAAAATACATGAAACAAAAAGAAATCATATCTAAGACGTATTGTCCACTTCCCTTTAATCACTTATATGTACATCCCACAAATATGGCAAGTGTATGCTGTGCATTTCGTAAAGAGGGCGAGAGAGAAAGTTTACCTAATATCAAAGAGTATAAGAATTTAGGTGACCACTTAAAGCATCCATTCATAAAAGACATACAACAAAAGATGTTGAAAGGCGAGAAAGTAGATGGATGTGCTACGTGCTATTATGCTGAAGAGCATGGATATGAGAGTATGCGTGAGAAAGAAATAGCAACTTGGCATATTGAAACATTTCGAAACTTTACCCCACCTGATTTAGAAAATCCAAAACTAGAATTTTTAGAAATGACATTTGGCAACTATTGTAATCTAGCATGTAGAACATGTCATAGTGACCTAAGTCATAGTTGGATTGAAGACGAAGAAGAACTCGTAAAGCGTGGTCTTATGGGTAAAGTAGGTAATAAGAGAATTAATATTGAAAAAGAATGGCACCCAGACGATTTTAAAGATTTACAGTATATAAAGATAACTGGCGGTGAGCCTATGTTACATCCTGATTTTCCTAAGTTTATGGCACAGTTAGAACAAAAAAATGTTTACTGTTTCATATTTACTAATGCAAGTTGGGTGCCAAAGAAAAGAATCTTTGATATGTTAAAAGACTTTAAATTCCTTCAAGTATTTCTTAGTGTAGATGGCACTGGCGATGTACAAGAGTATATGAGACATAACGCTAAGTGGGACACAACACACAAATCAGTAAGAACATGGATGGAATGGTCAGTCACTATGCCTAATGTTCAGGTAGCATGGGCGCCAACGTGGTCATTAATGAATGCAAGTTACTTCGTAGAAACATGTAATTGGTGGTTAGGACTAACAGAAGAAATACTAAGAGATAAAAAACCTGGTGCAGACTGGAACTTAGTAAAAACAAATTTCGTATACGGTCCATCAATCTATCAAATGAGTTTATTACCAAAGAAGACAAAAGAAAAACTAAAAATAGATGTACAAGAGTATATCGAAGAATTAAAGAATGGTGATATTGGCACATCTGAACTTATAATTGAAATGGCAGAAGCGTATATAAAATTCTTTGATAAAAACGAAAGCAATATGAATAAAAATTTTACAGACTATCACAAAATGACAGATGCGTTAGATGAAATGCGTGGACAATCTCTTAAGAAAATGATACCATTGACCTATAAAGCAATGTACGAAATAGAGAAAAAGTAAAAATATAGGTTGACATTTAGTAATCATTTGTGGTATAATAGACTTAATTAACAATACAAATAGGTAGAATATGACTGATACTCCCGAAACACCAAAACCAATAGTGAGCGAATCTGGTGAATATGAAAACCTTATGGACCTCGCTGACCAAAATAAGGCACAAGCAGAAGAAAATCCTGATGCTTTTCAAAGTTTATTTGAAGTAGAAGAAGTTGAGATAGACCCAGACCATTGGACGCAACACTGGAAGGGAATGCCAGAGTATAAACAAGAAGACAACGGTCCATGGAAGACAGTGAGAATTCACTTCAGAAATGAAGAAGACTATAATGAGTTTGCAAAGTTAACTGGTAATACACACCTCACAAAGAAAACAAAAAGTGCTTGGTATCCGAAATTAGAGATTACTAAAAATGCGTTACTACGTTGGATAGAAGATGACGACGGAGACGAAGACGACATACAATCAACGTATGACGAAGACAATGAAGAGGTGTAAATGAGAACAGCACCAAAATATCCAGTCTATATTATCTCTAAAACAAGACACGAATCTATGTTTACTTCTAGGTCATTGTCTCGTATGAAGATACATCATTATATTGCCATTGAGCCACAAGACTATGACAATTACGATAAATGCTTAGATACTTTTAATATTAGAGACTATGTTACGTTATTAGTACTGCCATTCAGTAATCACGGTGATGGTCCTGGTAGAGCAAGAAACTGGTGTTGGGACCATTCTATGGAAGTCCTAGGCGCTAAAAGACATTGGGTAATGGATGATAACATTCAGGACTTCTATAGATTACATAACAATCAACGTATTCGTGTTGAGTCTGGTGTAATGTTTAAGATTATGGAAGACTTCTGTGATAGATATGATAATGTAAAGATTGCAGGTCCACAGTATCGTTTCTTCTGTGCGGCAGACCAATCATATCCACCTTATGTAAAGAACACAAGAATTTATTCTACACTTCTAATCGAAAACGATTGTAAGTATAGATGGAGAGGCAGATATAATGAAGACACTGATATCTGTTTGAGAGTTCTTAAAGATGGTGATTGCACTGTACAGTTTAATGCGTTCTTACAAGGTAAGTGTGCAACTCAAACAGTCAAAGGTGGCAACACCGAAGAATTCTATCATGCTGAATTTACGGAAAATGAAGAGTTTAAAAAGACAGGTTATAATACTGACGGTACAATTAACAAGTCACAGATGTTAGCAGATATGCATCCAGATGTTGCGAAAGTAGTTTGGAAATATGGAAGATGGCACCATTATGTAGATTACTTGCCATTTAAAAAGAACATGTTATCTATCAAAGAAGGCACTCAATTGCCAGAAGGTATAAATAACTACGGACTAGAACTAAGAAAATATTCTAGTGTCCAAGATTTTGAAATAGAACAGAGAGTAACAAGCAAATAAAATAATAATTAGCCGATGTAGCACAGTTGGTAGTGCAACTGATTTGTAATCAGTAGGTCGGGAGTTCGAGTCTCTCCATCGGCACCATTTTAATAAGCGGGTGTGGCTCAGTGGTAGAGCATCTCGTTGCCAACGAGAGGGTCACGGGTTCGAATCCCGTCACCCGCTCCAGTTCATTCCTCAGTAGTTCAGTTGGTAGAACACCGGACTGTTAATCCGTATGTCGCTAGTTCGAGCCTAGCCTGGGGAGCCAAAATTCGGAGAAGTGGGAGAGTGGTTTAATCCACCGGTCTTGAAAACCGGCGTACCTTTATCGGTACCGTGAGTTCGAATCTCACCTTCTCCGCCACTATAAAGAAAGAAACAACATGTTTACAGTCGAAGAAGAATTCGATGAAAGTATCGTAACTATATTGGACGTAAATGGACAATATGAAGATATAATAATGTATTATTGCGAGAATGGTATATACATTACCCAATATAATGAACAAACTGACAAAGATACAATCATAGAATTAACTACAGAAATGTGGGAAACAATGATTGAAGCCTATAATCGAACTAACGGAACATATATAGTTTCAAAATAGTTGTTGACATCTCCTGGAATTATGTTATATTAATTACATAATCAATAGAGAGAACGAATCACAATGAATATATTTACTTTTACTGCATATGGTGAAGAATTTACAGCACCAGCGGAATCAGGACGTGACCTATTCCGGGAAGCAACAAATGAACTTTTATGGCAAAATCCTGAGTACAAACCAGGCATGTGGGTAGAATCATATAATAACACTTATATCTGGACAGAAGGCGCAATGCCTAAGATTTTTGACTAAAAACTTGACAAACCAGCGAATCGTGTTATATTAATTACATAATCAGAGAAAAGAGAGAATCACATGTCAAACATATATGCAACATTAACAGACTCAATTACCAAAGCAACTTTCGATTCAGACAACTGGAACGAAGATGGTAGCATTAACTGGAGTTTTGTTGACTCAGATGCATACCATGAATGTTTTCATATGTATGCGAGTACTGAGGGGTTCTACCGTGATTTTAACGAGATTGTAAACGTTATAATCGCAGAAATGCGTGAAGAAGCAGATTCAGAAGCACGATTTGAGATTGTAAATTCTTAGTCAAAAACTTGACAGATATGCAAATCTGTGGTATAATATAAGTATATTAAAACAATTAGAGAGGTAATAATATGACAAACGCAACAGTAGATTTAGAAATGATTCCAGCGATTATTGAAGAGGCAAAAGAAGCGGCCTATATAGCAAGTGGCGATTATCTTGTTGAGAAGTTAGGTGGTAAAGATAATTATCCGTGTGGTTTTGCATGGGTTAACATATGGGGTGTTAAGATGAATACCAAGTTAGGTAAAGCATTTAAAGCCGCTGGCCTTGACAAGGATTACTCAGGTGCTATTAGTATTTGGAATCCATCAGGTGTTAACGTGCAAAACGTTGATGTCAAAGAAGCAGGTGCAGAAGCGGCTGCCAAAGTTTTCAAAAAGTATGGTTTCACAGCATACGCAGGTTCTAGGTTAGATTAATAAAATTATGAAATTAATTACAAAAAACTTTTACTCTTGGTGTTTTATGCATGTATTGGGCAGTTTGCCGTACGAATACATGCGTAAAGAGAGTCCGTTGTAATTATAATAAGAAACTATTAATAATAACTTCAGGCCCTCTTTATGAGGGCTTTTTTTATGACTACACTACGCCTTACTGCAATAAGGTGTCTTTGCAGAGACAGAGACCTCGAAAGGGTCAAAGATAGTGTAGTTTTAAAAGAATAACGTTGGCGTGGCAGAATGATTATGCGACGGATTGCAAATCCGTTTATATAGGTTTGATTCCTATCGCCAACTCCAATATCGGTGAAGTGTTTCGGTAGCACGACAGTCTCCAAAACTGTAAGGCGGGGTTCGACTCCCTGCACCGATGCCAATTTATTGCTTTTGGATATATAGATAGATTTTTTTGATTAATCGTTTGATTACAGGATTATTTGTGTTCCAATCGAACAATGCAAAATAACCAAGCAAGTCAGGACTTAAGAATTGTCCTACTTTAGTTTTGAATTGTGCTGTTTTCTTAGCCATTCTTAGTAAGTCTATTGCACCTTCTTTACCAACCTTACGAATGAATTCATCACCAATGTTCATAGCATAGGCTTCGATTTCATCAGGACGGCTCATGTATTCTTTATGACTGTCACTTTTGTCATAACCTTCAGAACCAGGATGATAATCTCTGTTTCTGTATTGTTTCATATGAAGAAGTTCGTGTTTCAGAGTATCTTTTAAATGATTTAAGAAATACTTTTTACTGTTCTTTGACCAAGTGAAACTCTCAGGTCCTTTAGAACTTAACACTATTCTAATGAATATTGATGTTTCTTGACCCTCGGATTCTTCGTCTTTGTCTGGGTCATAGTGGGCACCTAGAGTTAGTTCGCCTTCTTCTAAATCGGGAACTCTTTCTATTTTTACTGATGCCATAGGAAAATGTTTTTCTACGATATCTATTATTTCGCTATGGGATTGAGTTCCCTTAATATCTTTTGCAATTCCAGACAAGTCTAATTCTTGTCCATCAGGTGCAATTATTTCCGATATTAACATTTTACCAAGCCTTACAAGACCAGTAACGTGCTTTAGTTTTAGGACCAGGATTTTTGCAGTTATGTCTTGCACGGAAACTAGCACGTGCTTTAGGATTAGACTTACGAATTTTCATAGTCTTTTCACCTTTTGATTTAGCACTTGTTCCGCCATGACCAAAGTTTACTTTGATAACATTGCCTTTTTCATTGTTCACATATACTTTAAACTTCTTAACATCGCCACGCATTGGCTTGTTTAGTTTAACTTTGCGACCTTGATATTCTGCTTCAAATAAATCGTTTTCGTCTTCACTGTATGCAAGATATCCAAACTCTTCATGGAAGTCTTGGTCATCCTCTAAAGTAATTTCTTCAACGATTACTGATTTTTCTAATAATTCTGTTAGTTTCATATCTTTATTTCTCTGTTATTGAACTAACTGTATTTATGCTTTTTGGCTTCTCTTCGTTTTCTTTTCATACGTCTAAAAACTTTACCCCATAATCTTTCATGGAAAAAATATACGACAAATTTTATCAAAGCATCAATAGATGCAATTGTGCCGGCAACTGTGGCACTTCCGATTAAACCAAATGATATAATAAACGTAATACATATAGATAACAGTCGGTATGATATCGACTTATATAAGTGAATGTGTAGTGCTTTCATTGTTTTCTCCTCTCTCATATGTATTTATAGCCCATTTTTGCTTAAATATATGCTTATTTTTCTCAAAAACTTGACAAAAGTGGCTAATATGCTATAATTAGTGTATAAGTTAATTTTTTATAGGGATGGTGGGTAAATGAATACAGAGGCATATGCAAAAGAATTGCGTGATATCTTTGACAGAAACGCATATTCAACACTAATTGCACAAGTAGGCGACCAGTTAAATGACCGTAAAGACCGCTTTGATAAGAGTGATATTATCGAACAAGCAGTTGCAGTCTATTCTGGTGACAGGCTTATATGGGTAGACTTAATTGGTCGTGACCATGTAGACCCAACAAGAAAGTTTGATTTAGAGTTCAAGTATGTATCGAACGGTTTGTTTACAAAAGTTCAAAAGTTACCAAAAAAGATTGTGAATGTAAAGTTAAAGAATAACTTAGGTTCACATAAAGGTATTACAGTTGACCATCCAGCAGATTTTTATATGATTGGTCAACAAGATGCAATTGCAATAATCAGTTGGAAAGATATTCAGAAATATTTAGTTGCAGTACCTGATGGTATCGAGGCACGTATTCCATTTGATGCTCTTAGTTTTATATTCGATTTCAATGATATTGAATACAGTCAAAAACAAATTGAGGCGGACTATAAGAAGATTAAAATGGACGCTCAACGCAAATTGATTGAGACATTTAAAGATAGTTAACACGTTGTTAATTATCAGATAATGACAATAAATAGATAAGTTTACAAATAAATGTGTAAAAACTTGACTTTAATTGTCCGATATGTTAACATAGATGTATAGAAATTAAAAAAGTGAGGTTATATGGATTTAGGTACAGTAGCATCATATTTTATATTAACAATTGTAGTAGGTTTTTTCGCAATTGGCTTGTTGTCTAGTGTTTTGTTTTTAGCATTCACAGAAGAAAACGACAAGTTAAATAGAGAAATTCCACTAGATTAAATTTAAAATTTAACTAGGGATTAGTCGAGGGTTTCCTATCGTTTCAAAGCGATAGTGTTGCCGTCGATATCGTATGTCTCAGAAATAAGACATATGCATCCGCACTGATGTAAAACTACTTTTTAATATAACAGGAGTAACATATGTTAGATAAAATCTTACGCTGGGTTTCTGGCGCAACAGAGGCTGGTATTTCACTAATCGGACTTGCTATCGTACTACAAATAGTATTTGGCGGTTCTGTTCCTTTCTTAGGTGGTGACGTTATCGGTACTGTAATTGGAATAGTTGGGCAACTTGGCTCTGCTGGTCTAGTTGGATTAATTTCTGCGGCTATTTTGTGGAAACTATTTTCAAAAGATTAATCCTAATATACGCAACAATTGGTATATTGAATTGAGATGCTCGAAATGAGCATTCTCAATTCTCAACGGTTTTGGTACTTCCGCAAAAAGTACCACCTTATTTTCAAATATAAATACTTCAGTTATAAAGGATTTATATAAATGAAAGTACATTGCATAAGCGACACACATACTCTACATGAAGAATTAGAATTACCTGGTGGTGATATACTAATTCATTCTGGAGACATAATGTCTAAACCTGACCCAAGTCAGTTATCAAGTTTTTTAGTATGGTTCAGTCAACAGAAGTATACTACAAAAATCTTTATCGCAGGAAATCACGACCATTTATTTGAAGAAAACCCAAATCTTATCAATAAAATTCTCAAACTATTTCCAGAAGTAATATATCTACAAGACACTGAGGTGACAGTAGACGGAATAAAGATTTATGGGGCTCCTTGGATACCATCAAACCGTGAAGGAAAAGCATTCTCATATAAAAGAACAAACGAGGCAGTTGCAAATTATCACTGGTCAAAGATACCAAACGATACAGATGTTCTGATTACTCATGGTCCAGCATATAACAAACTAGACAGAGTTATGAAACCTGTCAGAAAGGACCAAACAAAACTCAACTTAGGTTGCCCGTATCTCGCTAATGTAATAAAAGAAATAAACCCACAACTACATATATGTGGGCATATACATTCAAGTCAAGGAATACTTGATATAAGTGAACCAACGACTACGCATATCAACGCCGCTAGTCTGGGCGAGGATTACCAATATTCTAACAAAAGGAGATTTATAGAATGGGAAATTTTAAAAACCACATCAGAGATTGGACTTCAAGGAAATGGCATAAAACTCACAACTGGAAAACAGGAACAGGCAAACTAATTAAGCGTACTCTTGCTAAAGCAGAACGCAGAAAAATTAAGAAAGAATTATATGACGAAATGGATAAAGTATAAAACATCACATGAAGGTGTAGGAACTTTTGTATCAGTTTGGCTAGATGAAAAAGAAGGTCTAGTTAAGAGGATATTCGATGGCGACCACTGTGGTGATGGTGTGTCAAGGCGAAAGAGTAAAGCAGATATATTGTTTAGAAATGAAATATATTGGCTAACTCATCCAGAGTTATCTAAGAGTAAATTCTTACCAGAACTTATCAGTATAGATGAAGAAACAAAAACTATAATTCAACGATATTATGGACCAAATCTACTTGACTATTATCCTGATAACTTTCCTATAACAAACATCTCTGAACAGATACTAGAGATGTATGAATTCTTTCATAAAGTAGGTGTCAATAAGATTAATGGTGCGTTATCTAACATGTCACTCAATGGTGACCAAGTTATTGCATTTGATTTTAAGTGGGCAAGACCTGCCCCTAAGGCGAATGCTAATGAACTAAAAGCATTCAAACAATGGCTTACAAAGATTGACCCAGAGTTGGTAGAGAAGTTAATTAAGATGAAGACTTCTTAGTTAATAGTATTGCTTCCGTTTCTATATTTCGTTACTAAACCACGTGGTTTTCTATCACTCCACTTTGGCTTTATATCAAAGATTCCTCTATATTCAGGTAACACATCAAGCAGTTTAGTTCCGCCACGATGATTATCTAATACCTCATTATACTTGAGAAAATTATCTCTTTCTTCATCTGTGTATTCAATATCACTGCTCATTGCAGTTAGGTATTCTTCAAAAATTTTAGCAAAACTCATTTCACCCATATCGGTTTTTGTATCTAATTCTATAAAAGATTGCATAGTACTATCGATACGTGCTTTATTCTTTTCTAAATATTCTTTTCTAACTTTAGATGGCAACACATACAACGACATATGTTTTGGTTCGTAGCATATATGAAATATCATAATAAGTGTGCCAACATTCTTATTATAGTTTATAAGCCAGTCACATACATCTAAGTATCTTAGTGCATTGAGTGACATAAGTGTTAAGTCTATGGCAAGAGTAACCGATGGCATTTCGTTATTCAATCTATCTAAGTTGTTTTCGATAGTTTTCCATTCACTAGGATAACGAATGTAATCATTTAGTTTTCCATATCCATCTATTGATACTGCTATTTCAACTTCTCTAAACTGATTAGTTAGAGTAATAAATCTATCTTGTATATTTGTAAGATTTGTGTTGTACTGTAACTTAACTTCATTTGCTCTACCATCATCAATTATCTTTTGAAGTATTTCATAATGTCTTTCATGTAATGTCGGTTCGCCACCAACAAAATAAATTAAGTTTACACTAGGTAAAATATCCTGTAACTCTTCCCAGAAGTTATCATCATTAATCCAATCAAACATTGTATCATTTTTATTAGTACCAAACATATGCATTACTGGTAGATTAGCATACTTCTTTTCTAATTTTAGATTTTCTTTTTGAATTTGACTGCTTTGGTCAGAAGAACAAGAACGACATTTCAAGTTACATAGATTGCCTAGTCTAAGGTCTAAAAAGCCAGGATTAATTTCTAACTGACCACCATCTTCTACGCATTTATCTAAGTCTATATCAGCATCAACTAGTTCAAATTCTCTGTTTGAAGTTATACGAACAGAATCTAAACCTTCGTCTTCTTCTTTCCAACATTTAGTACACACATCTGGCTTTTCACCATTTAGTAATTGAAGTCGTAATGTCTTGTAGAATTCAGAATTCCATATATCTTTTATACTGGTGTCATTAACATTACCCAGTATCTCTTCATTTTTTGATGTTAGATTACAACAGACGCCGCTTGTTCCGTTTGTTTTGACCATGAATTGGTAAAATGGATTAATACAAAATGTATTACTTTTTGACATGTACACAACGCCTATTTCTTAGGATTATTATTTACGTGTTTCGCTTTACCTTTACGATTAGCATTAGGGTCATTTGCTTTTTTTCTTTTAACTGCATTTGCAATTGCTTTTTTACCACCTTTGGCTCTTAAACTAGCCGCACGTGACTTTGATAAACACTTAGGTTTACCTTCACCATCTTTCGCATCTCCGCATTTGCCTATTCTGTCGCCTTTTGTGTTGTAACGGTCCCAACCGCCACCACCAGCACCACCTTTTTTGCCTTTACCGAACCATGCTCTTAAATCTTCTTGGAGAATTTCTTCTATCTTCATCTTATATTTCCAGTGCTGTTTTAACTGTAGGTGATGCAATATCGATTGCGTATAATCCTGCTAATATAACTGATAAGATTTTTTCTAAACTCAAACCAATTATTGCAATTTGTGGCAAGATTGGTGATAATAACATTAGAATCATAACTCCTAATCCTATCATTCTTGGATGGGCACGAAAGAAACCAAAGAATTTTTGTAGTGTAGATTTTTCTACTGTTGGTTCTTCTCTATTCAACATCACTTCTAGTTGAGCCATGTAATCTTCCATCTCCTGATTCTTTTCTTCAGATGGTTCTGGTTGCTTTTTGAATTTTGCGATTGCTTTTTGAAGAATTGTTTTACTTAACTTTTCAGCAGACATACTACCTTCAAGCAATGGCACCTGTGTCTTAGCCCATTTCTCTAGTTCGTATATTACTTCTGGTTTTGCAATTTCATTAATTCTCATAGTATTACTTCTTTGAATTGCCCCAATTCTTAGCACCTTTTTTTCTACATTGAGTTAAGGCACCACTTGCGTATGCACTTGGCCAGATTTTGTAACGTGATTTGACTTTGTGGTAACAAGCATCTTTCTCACCAGCCGCTTCATCGAACTTTGATTCTGAAATCATAAGTGCTTCATTAACTGTCACTTCTTCATCATTCATAGCAAATACATTTCTAGCCGCCGCTTGTAGACTCTTTGGATTGCCTAAAAATCTTAATAGATATTGATGAACTTCGTCCCAATCCTTTGCTCTACTGTGCATTTCTGGAGTGAGTACTGCTTTTGCCGGACCATCCCAATCATAAACTTTTATGTCCGAGTCATTATACATAATACCATCTTTTTCAATGTCAATCTTTGTTATTGTATCGTAATCGTCAACATAATTGATTGTGGTTTCTTCGATGCTTTCATTCTTCTTTTTGATAAGACCTAGGTCATCTAATCTACGAACAACCATACCTCTAACATCTGCTTTAGGGTCGCTGTCTTTCATGTCTTCAATATCGTCAAATAACGAATCATCACCAAGAATTCCACCAAGTCTATCAATAGCCTCATCAGCAGGTAATTCTTCTTTCATTAAGTCTTTTAGTTCTCTTACTTTTTCTGGAGTATCAGGAATTGACCATGTGCCTTCTGTGACTGTTTCTTCCTTTACGTTTTCTTCAACAGCATCTTCGTAGTCGCCAACTGCACCAGACTTTTTAAGTAAATGTTCTATTTCACTTATTGGTGAATCACTTTCGTGGTAAATCCACATAGCAACCTTGTTAATTAATTCTTCATCATCAATCTGTGCTTCGTTATATGCGTTTACACCCTCATCAGTTTTCTCTTGGAGATTTTGAATAACTCTTTTCCAAGTTAGAATGTCTACATTGTTTTTATAGTCCATGATATTATCCTGTATGTATATTTGTATTAAATGTATTTATCATTTTCACTTGACTTTATATACAATAATGTGGTATAATAGTTTTACTATGAATATAAAACACAAACCACAGTTCAATATAGAGAAAGTAACTGCACATTATACGAAAAAAGATGGTGTGCCAGTTCATTATGTATGTACATCTGACTTAGATGAGAGTAATAAAGTACTAGATATTTATTACCGTGATACTCCACATCCAGAATATAATAACTATTATTTCGGATTATATGCAGATGAAGACGATAGAATGATGATATGTAAAGCAGATTCTATTGAGAAATTAAACTTTGGAATGATATCTGATTCTAAAAAAGAATGGGTATACAGTCGTAGCCACCACGATTATGTCACAACAGAAACAGGATTTATTGATGGTGGAAGAAAATATATCAGGCGTGGCGGTGATTTAGAAACACAAGACCATATAGTATGCAAAGTATTAAATGGCGAATTTGTAATGGGAGATGAAATTGAGTAATGTGATTGATAATTATTATGATAGACGTATTCACTTTGAAGAAATCATAGAGGCAGATGGAAGTACTCTGGATCCAAATCCTACAAGAAATATTGAAGTGGATATATTAGCACTTGTATTATTTTGGAATGCAACAGGCATTGTTCCTACGTCAGAAGAAGGTGGCTCAAAGTACAACTATTGGTGTAATATTATTAGGGAACACACAAGACGTTCATTTGAATACCAATCTCCAGTTTCAACATCTCCTCAAGTTAGAGCATTTGCAAATTATAATTCTAATTCTGATATGGATTGGAATAAAGAAATAATGACTCCTAGAAAACAGGACATTGATTACGCATCTGAGATTTTAGACTATTATAAACTTAAGTTATCTCATAGAGCATTAACAAGTGATATACCTTTTTCTGAATATGAGAACAAGTTAAGTAGTTTTGTTAATTCAGGCAGAAAGCAATTCAAGTTTGATGAATTAGGAGTGATTGCAAAATTAGAAGAAACTTATAATGTTGATTTGGTATTTGATGGCTTTATTGAAAATTATGATTCGTTGCCACCTTCACCAGATAGTTTTGATTTTGGTATTACGAAGAAAAGCCTCGCTCTTAATTTTATAAAAAAATTAGATGTTCTTGGTAATAAAGAACAAAACATTCGATATTATTTCGAGTGTAATAAAGAATTATATTGCATGAAGTTTTCTGAAAGGAACTCTTTGTTGAATGTGTTAGACAAAACAATTGAAGATAATAATAATGTATTGAATATATTGGGAGCAGTAAAACCAGGTTCTCTTTATGCAAATAGTAATTTCTGGTACAATACAATATATGACGGGTGGACTCTAAAAGACTAATATGATTAAAGACACTGATGATGAATTAATGGTCATAACCATGGAAGAATGTGGCGAACTAATCCAAGTTTGCTCTAAAGCCATGAGAACAAAAGATTACGCTAGTGATAAACTAACTGAAGAGGTTGGTGATGTTATGTGTATGGTAGGACTACTTTTGGAACATGGACTAATTGATGAAGACGAAGTTGAAAAACGAGTAAAAGTTAAACTTGCTAAGTTGGCAAAGTGGAGTTACTTAGTAGAAGATAATGAAGAATACATGGAGATAAGAAATGACGATAGAAGACGTAATACCAAGCGAGG